GGTCTTTTATTCTTTAAGAGAACGTTTTCGGTAGGTAAGCTTCTTGGGCTTGGCACAAAAGATAGGCATATACAGATGCATATCGTTGAGAGTCCAATTCTGCGGAATAATACCAGCTTCTTTCAATGCCAGCAATTCGGCTTTTCCTGGCCAAATTCCAGTCCATCTTGAGAATAAAGGATCATGTTCTTTACAATGACAACTTAATCTTTGGAAGCCGCACACTGAACACCGTTCGACATCACAGCCCGCAATGTGGGCTTGTCCAGCTTCAACTCCGCAATCATGACATTTAGGTAAATTCATAAGAAAAATGTTTTAGCAGCATTCATCACAATATTAAAATTAAAAAACCTCTCCGGCAAAAAGTGGGGGTTTTTATTCTTCATCTTCTGAAAGACCTCTAGTTGTTAATTCTTCCCTGAGAAATTCCTCTTCCGCTTCCCACCAGGACGAGAGGTTTTGTCTCTCGTCCTGGGGTATTTTTGCTCGCTGGAGTCCCGTATGGATTACCTGAGAAAAGGAGTCCAATAGCTCGGCTGGCAAATTCACTGAAATATCAGATGAAGAGGACATTGTTTAGATAACAACTTCGGACTTGGAAACACAATCGGAGTTAACCTCAATATCGTAATCCAAATCTTTTTTGATAATATCCTGCAATTCAGCACAAGACCAACCAGTGCTAATAGCGCCACGCTTGATAGCAGATTGAACCTGTTTGAGCGTTGGACGATAAGCATGATTCAAATACAATTTAACACGATTTGTAACTTCTTGACGATTCGGTTTTACCGGGGGAGTCACAGAAGCAGCGGTGACGGGAGGGGCCGGAATATTAGCGGGAGCGAGAAATGTAGGAAAAGTCGCCGCCGGAGTTGAAGAGACATTCAAAGTAGCCGTATAGACGAAATACGTACCATCAGAACTCGGATTGCGATCCAGGCGAAAATCCGTATCAAAAACGCCATTGTTCCAGGCTTCGAGGAAAAGAGCCTTAATCTTATAATGGCGAATATCGGATCGGAAAGAGGCACCAGAGACTTCACACTCGGGCACTTCCAGATCACCATCACGGATTTTATTACGGATGGCGGTCGTCACATCATGGACGGAGAATGATTTACCCTGGTTAGCGAATTCCTTCACCATCATAAGCACAGCGGTTTGGAGGGTGACAGACGGAGCATTTTGGTTACACATATTTAGTTTGATTTTTCGTTGTTACTTCGTTTTGTTGTTTTTCAACGTTACGAAGTTATTATACACCATGTCGAAGAAAAGTCAACTACTTTTTTCATTCGATAATTTTTCATTATTTTTTCGGAGTTGGCTCGGAAAGTTCTTTCATACTTCTTCATTAGGTAATTCTTTGATTTTCATGTAGGCATATTATACCACACTCTTAAAAAAAGTCAAGCGGGAAATTATTTAGGTTTTCTTAGTACTTTGAACGGCACCCAATCTGAGCAAGTTCCACTAGTGCCATTGTAATCAACAGCATTAAATGGCAGGAATAAACTTTCGGGGCCATATTTCGAGGCGAGTACTATTCTACCGCTTTTCTGGGGAACACCGCAAGCAGTCTTGCTCAATAATTTGATAAACCGTCTACCACTCGAATCCTCGAAATGAGAACCATCGGGTATGTCAATAAACTTTTTCCAACCTTTAGGTAATGGTGTTTCGTACATAAATTATTTGCACTCCAGAAGATATTTGATTTTAACTTGAGGTTTTCGATAGACAATCAACTCATCATTGGAAAGACTACTGCCTGCTTTCGCCCATACACTATCATACCCCTGAGGAGCACCTGAATAGAGAGAGTCCCGGGTTTCATAGGTTCTTCCCATTGCGAAGTCACAAATGAATAACCATCCCGAATCACCAACTCCACCTTGACCCCAACGACCATAAGTGTAACCAAGCGATTTAGTACTATTAATAGCACCATAAATGCCGTTGCCGAACATTTTTCCAGCAATAGCAGCGGTGGATGGAGGGCTGACCTTGAGACCGCTTTTTAAAATACTCAAACAATTTGCTTGAGACGTGCCGTGAAATACTTCTTTGAGAGGAGCACGTTGAGTTTCAAAAGCACGGGTCATATCGTGAATATTGACAGCAAAGATTTCCTTTACATGCACATGGTCATAACCATGCATACGTTTCTTGGAACGTTCAAAATAATTATCTAAACGGGCACGCTCGGTAAAGTCCACAAGCACATCCAGATCTACTTTGAATACTTGCTCTTGCGGTTTGCCAGGAGTGGCAGTAGCAGTCGTCAGTGGATGAGCAGTTTGTAATGCTTGATAGGATGATTCCAGAGAATCAATCAAGTCCATTTGTTTCTGCAAAGCATTATTATCAGGAATAACAGTTTGAGCACTGAATCTGCCCATGCCCAAGTGTTGAGGAATGAGACGGAGATATTTGCTCAAAAGAGCATCCGCTTGTGCCCCAAAATTACGATTACGAACTAAGGGAGCAATTTCAGCAAGCAAATCACGAGCTTCGGTCAATCCTTCCATTGTCACAATACCCATCGGGGTAGCAAATAAACCCGTAGTCGAATTGTACGTAATGTTAGTATTGGTAGTAATTTTGTGAACGTTCGCCTGAACAAATCGAGTAATAAGCCTCTCCAAAGTGGGATTTGATGCCTTGAGAATCTGGGATCTGGCAATACTATGGAGATCATGATTTTTGACGACAGCGCCGCCGCCATTAAGACTTGCAGTTCCAACGGTCTTAAGTTCGGTGTAACCTTTTTTCAATTTTTCCCGGACTTTCTTATCCAAATAAGATTGACCACCAGACCATTCTCCACTATCACCGCTATAACCAACTCGGCCCCAAGTGGCTTTCACCATGCCGTCATCGAATAATTGACCAGTCCACCATTTATTATTATTGGTGCCAACTTCGGTCATGATCAACTTGATTTCTTTTAATAGCGTTGTCATAAAAACGTTAAAGTTTGATTACTCGTTTTTTTGCTCGGATATTGTTGAGGATTTCTTTTCTGACAAGGTGATCGAGATAACATTCTGCGGCTATTAGCGTCAGTGCTATTAGAGCAACCACACCAATTAAAATGTAAGCGACAATCAACATGATGCCATTATTATACCACATCATCGCCACTTGTCGAGTGTCAAAAATTAGCAACAACAATTATTGTAAGGTTCTCGACATCGAGGGCAAACATAACCGCTTTTTCTCTGAGATTCTAAACTTTGCTGATGTTTATCCCAACAAGTTTTACAATTAACTCCTGCGAATAGAGGATATCCTGCAATTTCATCGTTTTTCATTCTGGCTCCACATCCGGTACAGCGAGTGATTTCATCTATATTATGTTCTTTATCAATAAGAATAGCAATTTCGAGCGGAGTCATTTCTTTTTCTGCTTCTGTTAATTTTACCGAACGACTTCCTCCTTCACTCCAAGTCATTTTACTCTCCCATACAACGACACCATTGAAGGAAACACCGCCATCAAAGACATAATTCCCATTTTTAGTGAATTGATCAATAGTACGAAATTGTATTCCACTTCGATCATTGTTTTTACAATCATCACACCATAGATTTCCTTCCGGATCTAATGCGGGGCTGTTCCATCCAGCTTCCCGGTGACAATGGAAACAATTACCTACTTTTTCTTTACTTGAAGTCAGAAGCGACTCTTCATTTTCACTTTTCATATTCCAAAAACTTTATCCTGGCATTGTTGACATAAACCACTGATTTGATATTCTTTTCGAGACGTTTCATTTCGGAATTCCGTATCGGGGGTTATTATTCTGCCACACCCAATCGGAGGCGGAATACATTTATTACTACTAATAGTTTCTTCTCGATTTGCTCCACTTAAGGAATTGAGAAAATCATTGATTTCTTTCGCTTTTGGAGTTGGTTTCATATACTATTTTTCTTTAAGAACAAGATCTATACTTCCAGTACCGGCCCAAATATACACAATAATTGGCCAGGAAATAATGTGAGAAATACCTAAGATAATACCAGCAATTACCCATATTATTCCCCAAAGATTAAGAATAATTTTATTTATTTTCATATTTTTATTTTTAAGATTGAAGGAATTTTTCTGTAAGAGGTTTATAACCAATTATCATAGGTTTATCTTCTTTTACATTGCTTAAATCAATATTATTGGCTTTGAATATACCAATAAAATCATCGGCGGCATTTTCGAGGGGCTTTTATGAACTGAGGCATTTTTGTTTCCTTACTTTCCTCTTCAATCTTTTTATTTCTTTATGTGCTTGTATTAGCATTTCACCATAAGTTCGCATTTTTTCTTTCAAAACTCTTACAAACGATTGGTGCATCAATATATTGTTTTCTTCTGCGGTAATCATAAAAAAGAATAGGGGTCAACTTGCTTCCACTACTATCATAAATCCAATGCAAAAAAGTTTTGAGATCTAATTTTTGACTTTTGACTTTTGAGACGCTGAGATTTTAGATTTGAAGCCCCAATATGGGGAATATCTTTCTCTTTGTCGTGATAATTCATCCTATTAAGATGAATGTCATAAAGTCGCACTTTCATTATGAGTTTGCTTCCACAAGCGACCCCCAAATTGTTTAACAGAACGTGAAATCTTTTGGAAAATGGTCAACCAGCCAACAGATTTCAAATACCACAACTTTCTGCTTATCAGTAGGATCATGAGTAATGTGATACCCATCCGGGCAAGTACTTTCCCAATAAGCAAGACGTTGCTTGATCGATTTACCAACTCCATGAGTGGTATAAAGATTATTCGGTGCTTTTTTATGCTGTACTTTCATATTAATCAACAATCTGAGTGGTGGTATTGTAGGCATCCACTTCATCTTGAAACTCGTTGATCTGTTCTTGAAGAGCAGCAACTTTCTCGTCACAATCCTCTTGATTGATATAACTATCCCAAGTATATACCATTTTTTCCTGGTCACGACCAATAAGTTGTACTTCTTCGCCCTCACGTTTGAGCAAGCCTTGAAGGAACGAAATCCTAGCCTTTAGTTCGGCCATGCTCTCAAGAGCGGGATAAATGTTAATATTGGCTTGGGTGATTTTTCCTTTGAGTTCTGCGAGTTTATCGGAAAGATCGATGATTTTATCCCACACTTCTGCACGATCTACACCAGAAACGTTGTCATTTCTACGGGAATTTTCACGCTGGAGAATTTGTTGTTGACGGACAAGTTCACCGGCAAGGCGGTTCTTCTTTTTGAGGGCTTGTGCTAAGTTCATATCACTTATTCCTTTTGGTTTCTGATTTTTACGAAACGCACTATATCACAATGAAAGTAGTTTGTCAAGCCTTTTCTCAATCTTCTTCATCTCCATCGGGCACAATCATTTTAATAAGAGATGTTTGAATCTCGGCGGTATCTATTCTTTCTTTTGCCATTTGAAAATATTCGGTACTTTTTTCAACACCAATAAAATTTCTGCCAAGTCGCACTGCGGCATCGCCGGTGGTGCCAGATCCCATAAAACAATCGCAAACAACGTCATTTTTATATGATAATAGTTTTATACATCGTTTTGGAAGTTCGAATGGAAATGCGGCTGGATGTTTGGATTTTGTTTCTGGCGTCATTTGCCATATATTCTTTGTCCAGGACATAAATTCGCTGCCACGAATAATTGATATACCTTTATTAAGTCGTTTCCATTTGGACTTAAAAAAGATAAGAATGGCTTCGGATGGATCTCGGAAAAACGGTGCTGATGCTGATTTCCAAGAACCCCAACATGTTTTCATAGAAATATTTTTTTCCCATATAATAGTAGTTAAGTACTTTAAACCAACATTTTGACATATTTTAGTATAATCGGCCACAACTGGATAATGAGTATATTCTTCTCCACTATTGATTTTATTTAGATGCTCTGGATTGATTGTAAAAGGAAGATTGATGCAAATTCGAGCATCATCAGCCATTGCATTATACATTTTTCTCAACCATTTCTCGCACCATTCAAGATAATCTTTGTATATCAAAGTATCAGCGTGGTCACTATACTCTATACCAACATTGTAAGGCGGCGAACATACGACAAGATTAATTGATGGTAATTGCGTAAAATCTATCTTAAGAACATCATCATTGAATAATTTTATCATTCGCAATATTATCTCATATAATGAGTTTCGGGTCAACTTTTTTTAGCAAAAACAGGCGTTTTCATTTTTCAGTACATATATACTTCTAGAATGCCCGAAACATTTTCTCATAAGAAGGAACGCAAAATTCTCCTTGACAAATTTTTTAATCTATGGTATTCTGTCACCATAAATGGAGGAAATATGATTAATGGACGGTATATACTTAATGAACGGGGCAATCCGGTTAAGGAGCCAGATTTGATGAAATGGGCGAAATGGTTTGAGAAATCCGAAAGACATGTGGGTGATGAAACGATTGGAAAATCAAGAGTTTCAACGGTATTTCTTGGTTTAGATCATTCTTTTGGAGATAGTCCTCCGGTTTTATGGGAAACAATGGTTTTTAGTGGGACATTAGATGGAGAACAAGATTGTTGTGGAGGTTCCAGGAATAATGCCAAGAAAATGCACGCTCGGATGGTTAAACGGGTTAAAAAAAGTATTTGACAAGCTCTTTGATATATGCTATTGTTGTCGGTATGAAAAAATCTAAAACAGTAAAAATCGTTGAATTGCTTTGGGAAGTAGATGATTTACTTAAACAGGCTTTGAAACTGGGTGGACATAAAAATCCCCAATTTACAAGAACTATTGTAGATGCTCAGATATTACTGGATGATGCTGTAGTATATGCGGATAAACGGCAAACGCTTTTGCCAAAAGAGGATTAAAAGATTTTTGACAACTCCAAAAAAGAGTTAACAACTGCCATGAATGTGGTATAATGGCAGATACGATTTGAAATTTGTTCTTTTGAAATTTGAATGATGGCATCTAAGATGCACCTTATCGAGAGGTTCACAGCACCGGAAAAGATCGCCGGAGTCGGTGACTCATTCGTAATTTAGATGCGTAACTGCAATAAAACAAAAATAGAGAGTCGGTGGAACCGACACAAAATAATAACCCGGAAGTCTAACTGTAAAATGATATGCATCTAGTTTAATTTTGTGACCGAGACAGCCGTAAGTGTACGACTGGCGAAGTGAAAATTTCCTCGGCCACGGCAATTTAGATATGTACAGCAAAACAATAAATATTGGTTGCCAACGTCAGGGGCGCATATCTAGCTATAAACTTTTATGTTGAAGATATAAACAGCATATGTTATGTTCAATAGTATCTTGAACTAAACCCGAACAACAATGAAAGGAAATGACCGTTATGAAGAACATTGCAAGAAATAGTCGTGGTCAATTTGTACTACAAACTCCCGTCAATTCCTTCGTACAGGCTATGCGTGTCGAAGGAAACTATGGACTGACAGAAAAAGGTGCTTTAACCAATAAGAGCACTTTATCCAGCGTACTCGACTTTTTCGGAGCCGGTGGAGCAATTCGCTCTCGCTCCGAACCCGATGTTATTAATCTTTTCTCCAAGGCATTCTCAGAAGATCGTCTTCTGGCCACCAGGATTCTGTTTTATCTTCGTGACGTGCGTGAGGGGCAAGGCGAACGCAAGACCTTCCGTACTCTCGTGAATTGGCTCGCCAATTTCTATACGGATGTGGCTCGCAAAAACCTGGAAAACATCGCCTTTTATGGCCGATGGGATGATTTGTACGCTCTCATGGGTACTCCGCTTGAGCAAGAAGTTTATGCTCTATTCGCCAAGCAATTGAAGGAAGATCTCCGTAACACGAAGAAAGGTGAGTCCATTTCACTTCTGGCTAAATGGCTTAAGAGCGAAAACACTTCTTCACGGGAATCCCGCAAACTTGGTCACAATACTCGTGAGGCTTTGGAACTTACCCCGAAGCGTTATCGCAGAATTCTTTCGACTCTGCGTAAGTATATTGATGTACTTGAAGTCAAAATGTGCGCCGGTCAATGGGCCGAAGTCGACTTTGAGCATGTGCCTTCCAAGGCATCACTTAATTATCGCAAGGCTTTTGGTCGTCACGACCAAGCCCGTTACGCCGCTTACCTTGAATCTGTCAAGAAGGGCGAGAAGAAAATGAACGCAAGCGCAATTTATCCGTATGAGATTCTCCGTTCAATAATCAGGCGTCCATATGGTAGCGGTAATCTGTCTCCACAAGAGGCACTGCAAGCTGACTTGCAATGGAAGTCCATGCCAAATTGGCTTGAGGGTAATGAGCATTATGGTCTCGTCATCGCAGATGTTTCGGGATCTATGTTCACCTGTGACTTGCTTCCAATTTTGGTATCTGTCTCGCTCGCAATCTATTTTGCAGAGCGCAATATCGGGCCTTTTAAAGATATGTGGATGACTTTCTCCGGAAGTCCGACTTTCCAGAAGCTGGTTGGAAACAACTTGCTCGAAAAGTTCAACAATATGGATAAGAGCAATTGGGCTATGAATACCGATCTCCAGGCGGCATTCAATGCAATCCTCCAGACTGCGTTGCAAAACAACGTGTCTCAGAAGGATATGCCTACTTGTTTGTATATCGTTTCAGATATGGAACATGATCAAGCATGTCGTGGTAATAATGCTACTAATGCTGATATTATGAAAAGGAAGTTTGCCGCAGCAGGATATCAACTTCCAAGAGTAGTATGGTGGAATGTGGCTGCACGAAACGAACAATTTCCCATTAGACTCGATGAAGATGGAATGGCTCTTGTATCTGGAGCATCCCCAAGTATTCTCAAGTCTCTATTGAGCGCCAAGTCGTTTGATCCGATGAGCATTGTTTATGAAGTAACTAATAACCCTCGTTACGAACGTGTGGTAGTGTAAAAGAAAAATATCAGAAAAAGACGCTGAAAAGCGTCTTTTTCATTTATCAGTTGATATGTATATAGTATATGGTATATATAAAACAATGCCCTTCGTGTGAAAAAACTTTGGAGTACCCCGAAAAGTATCTGTATAATCGTTCCATACGAGAAAATAGATCTTGTAGAAGATGTGCGAGCAGAAAAGCAAATAGATATAGACGCATAACATCGTTTGTGAGAAAATGCTCTGGATGTGATATTGATTTGGAGTATTCTTCTTATCATAGTTGGTGGTGGGCAAATAGACATAATCAAGTTTGCCGGGGATGTGCTCACACTGGTAAGATACTGACTGATGAGACAAAACGGAAAATATCATTGGTGGTAAGCGGGAAAGGGAACCCGATGTATGGGCATCATCATACCAAAAAAGTAAAGCAATTTATATCTCTGAATAATAAAGGAAATAGATCGAAAAGCGGGCAGATTTGTGACGCTGACACTAAAATGAATATGCGTAAGGCTGCCATAAAAAGAATAAAGATACAAGGTACTTCTCGTTCATACAATCCAGTTGCTTGTGATTTTATGGACGCCATAAAAAAGTATAAGTTCTTACACGCCCGAAACTCTTCTGATGAATATCAATTCAGAGGATACTTTGCGGATGGATATGATAAAAATAGAAATATATGGTTTGAGTACGACGAACCACATCATTACAGAAATGGATTACTCAAAAAGAAAGATTTTTTCAGAATGAGAGAAGTCATTGATAATCTTCATTGTCGGTTTCTTCGTTATAATGAACAGAAAAAAGTGATGATTGAATATTTTTCGGATGAAAATGAGAAACCACTTGACATTACTAAAGTAAGTGGTATATTGATGGCATGAAAAAACTAATGTGTTTCGTTCTGATTCTCCTTCTCCCCCTTGCTATTTTAGGCAGTTCTTCCATTGACGGTCTGGCAGAATTGCGCCAGAATATTGCCGATCCCAATGGTTATTTCCACGACAAAAAGGATCGTTTTACCCTAATTCAAAGGATTGTGGCAAGTGTTTCCAAGACCGAATCCCCCTTCCGCAAGTATTCCGATGGAAGCGTAATGTATCTGGGCAAGATGCTTTCCGTATGGGCGGGCATTCTGCCCAAAACTATGGATATGAATGAATTCGTAATTATATTTCATGGTTTTAAGATTTATGATGTTCTCGATGATGGATGCCGGATCGCTCAGTTCTTGAGCAACGGGAATATTTCTGAAAAGGATATTTTTGTCAAAAATCTTCCCGTCAAAGCGTATTCAGACCGTGAATATGGAAATCTTCTAATGCTGCGATATGTCGGCTCTTATGAGTATTTCACCGTCAACGGTTCTTCTCGCACAATTCCTAAATATGAAGCGGGAAAGGAAATCACGAAAGAGGAGTACTTGAAAGCCTTGGGAAAATAACCTTTAGCCTGTACCCAACCCCACCCTCCTGGCGGGGTCTTTTTTATGCTTGACAACATTTCTCAGATTTGCTAAACTATAAGCTGAAATAGTCCAAAAAGGATGGACAAGTTATGTGTGACAATCAAGAAACAAATACCCAAACAGTTATGCCAAAAACAAAGAAAAACTCAACCAGATTCGGTCTATTTTATCGTTCTAATGGACGATGGGCCGGCCCTTATGCGGGCGCAACCTTCACAGCATATACATTAGGTAGGAAACCTATCTCAACCGATGTTCATTGGCTCAAGAACTATGTTCTCAAGTCAAGAATCAAAGTTCTGCCAGTAGCATCATAAGATGCTGGACAAAAAAGTTACGACAAGGACGGTTATAGTCAATATGCGGCATCATAAGCCGGATATCGATTGCAGTCGTCCTTCTATTTTTTCAAATCCTTATGTGATAGGAAAAGATGGAACAAGGGATGAAGTTTGTGATAAATTTATCCCCTATTTCAAACAGAAGTTGACAGATCCCCTCTTTCGTGCTAAAGTACTAGTGTTAAAAGGCAAGCGGTTAGGATGTTGGTGCCGATGTCTGCCTAGTTGTAATAATCCAAAGTGTAAATCCCACCGTTGTCATTTAGAAACAATAGTAAAGCATCTTGAAGAAAATGAAAACAAGAGTAATAATCAAAAATCATAAATATGTTTCCCCAAATCAAATTTGGAGGATGGCTATTTTATTCGTGGTTCGGATTAAGCGAAAATATAAATAATCATATTCTTTCTACTAATTTCACCAACTACTGTAAAAATTTTGATACTTTAGAAGAAGCAGTTGAAATGCTTAGAAAATATGAGGAACAAAAAGGGGATGACGGCAAGGTAGTTTGGAAAAATTATTGAAATATGATTGATGATTGGAAAATAAAAGAGGGAGATTTAGTCCAGGTTGATTTCAATTTATCACAACATACTTTGAGTAAAGAGGCCGAAGTATTACGTATTCCTTGTGCTACTGGAGATAGTTGGATATTTAGAGATATGCTAACTAAAACTATTTATTATGTCTCCGAGGGATGTACCATTACGAAATTTTCTCATTCTTCTAAATGAAACCAGAAAATATATTCCTGGTGAGGCATGGTCAATCACAAGGGAATGTTGATCGAGCAATATATAAAGATGTTCCTGATTATGCTCTTCAACTGACTAAGTTGGGTCATGAACAAGCCAAAAAAGCTGGTGAAACTCTCAGAGGCATAGTTTATGATTCTGGTGTTCAGTTTTATGTCTCTCCTTTTTGGCGCACTCGCCAAACATATGCTGGAATTCGCAAATCATTTGAATATAATAGTCGCTATAAATACTACGAAGATCCTCGTTTAAGAGAGCAGGAATGGGGGCAAAGATTTGAGGATAGATCTGGATATCGGGATAATGAAGAAATAGTACGAGATTCTTACGGTCATTTTTATTATAGATTTGCTGGAGGCGAATCCTGTGCCGATGTATTTGACCGTGTAAGCGACTTCATGGGCACTATGAATCGTGATTTTCAAAAGAAATATTTTCCCCCCAATGTTATCGTTGTAACTCATGGCATGACTATGCGTCTTTTTATCATGCGATGGTTTCATTGTTCGGTCGAGGAATTCGAAACTTGGGGCAATCCCAAGAATTGTGAATTTTATCATTTGTCTCGCCACGATGATGAAACCTACGAACTGGTCACTCCCATAAGAAAGCATATACTTAAACATTCTTTTCAGTTTCCGTGGGAAAAATGCGATGAGAAAATGTTTTCGTTCCCGCACAAAATAAAAAATGAATAAATACACATTCGGCAAAACAAAAGCATGTGAACGATTGGAGCAAATGCTTCAAAATAATAAATCTGCTCATAGGAAAGTATCAAGTTTACTCGGCAGGTTTTCTGTTCAGTTACTAAATATCACTGAGATCCAAGACCTCGTTACAGTCCAGTTATGTATGGAAATGTTGAAGGATTATACCTTGAGATTAGTAGACAAAAAGTCTCTTCCTTCAGAATCCCGCAGTTATATTAAAAACGTGATTATGACAAGATATAGAACACATCGAGATTGTTTCAATGACCTGATTTCATCAGTTTTCCCGATGGAAGAAAAGAAGGACTTGACATCTGGTGATGAAGTGGTATAATACTCATATGCTATTTTACATTGAAGCAAAAATTGTCATTCGTGTCCAGGGTATTTCTGGCCCATTTGAAGAGGTAATAGTGTGGTTGGTAAATGCGCCAACGCTTCCTGTTGCCAAAGCAAAGTTTGAAGCACAGGTCAGACGGGATAAAGCTCGTATGGAAGCCCAATCATTCACATTTGAATATCTAAAAACTGCGGGAACAATATGACCCTTCGTGAAGCAATAATGGCAGCGGATCTTGATAAGGTCTTTCGTCATATCAATAAAAAAGATAGTAGAAATGCTGCCCAGTGTGATCGTCCTTCGATGGAACAAACTATTGAAACTTATACGGCTGTAACCAAAGAACTTCTGGGAAAACCGAGGATTAAGTCGTATCATATGCCTATCAACGTTGCGGAAGTCAAAGATCTTATTGATCGGAAAAAGTACATTGATGTTTGTTTCCTCAATCCCAAATATGTCAAACCGCCAAAAGGCGCAAAACCTTGGGGTGGAAAAAATCCTCCAGAGGGGCATTATAATCTAAATCTTTCCAAATACAATAAGTGGTTTTCTATTGGGTGGATTCCCTGGTCGAAAATTATTGATACTCCTATTGTCAACGAAACCAAGTATCCTGTAGAAGTGGTAGTTGCGGAAATCTTATGGGAACTGACTTTCTATGGATGGACCGAGGAAAAGGTTCAACGCCAAGGTGATAAACTTGAAGAGGCGTTTAAAAAAGCCACGAAAGAAATCAAGGAAGGAAAATGTATAGAACTTCCTCCTAAAAAGAAGGGGGGATATAAAATAGTCATCCCCGATATAGTTTCTAAACAAATTATCGACACCACCAACAAGTACTCCAAAAAAAGAAAAAAACTATGAACCTTGGTCAATTAAAAGAAGCATTGGCAAAACTAGAAGAAATGGACGACAAGGAAGTTCTTCTACTTATTTCTCAAAAAGGAGAAAAGGAGTATGACAATCTCTGCTTTGTCGGAATGTCCTCCATCCCGGCAAGAAATTCATAATTTTGGGCGGTCTCAGTGAAATCCAGCGTATGGTAAAAAATGGAGAACTCCCAAAACCCGAAGGCTATGTCGAACCAAAAGAAACTAATGACGCCACTGGAAGCTCTTAAATTTATGGAAGAAACGGGGAAACCAATCAAACCAGTGGTTGGCCCCGATAAAGATGCCATAGATATTCAAGGATATTATCAATTATTTCAAAATGAAAAACTTCTAAAATTGATGCCAGCTACTTCTTGTGCCGCAAGAGTGATGAGGGAAGTTTCTTTATCTTACTGGAAATACTGTGAAAAATTCGATTACTTAAAATTCGAAGAATATGAGCCACCAGGTTTCAGTATTTTTTAGATTCTTTATTTATCCGTTTTAAAATAATCGCTTGACAACCACAAGAAATAGGTTATAATGTAGGCATGATAAAAAGTGACTACTACCAAGTGCTCGAAGCTAATCCAAGAGCAAGGATAAGCGTAATCGATGCAGCTTGGCGAGCCATTATAAAGGATGCACATCCAGATGCTGGTGCAAGTGGTGTTTTAGCTCGTGAACTCAATGAAGCTCATGATATTCTAACCGATGTTAAAAAGCGCAAAGAATATGATCGCACTAGGATATCTGATGTTGGAAAAATGATTGGCTCTCTTATGTTGTTAAAGAACTAATTGCTGAGGGCGGATTTGGACGCACTTACAAAGCAGAACATAAAATCCTCGAAGAATTGGTTTGCATTAAAGATTGTTCCAATGTCTCGATATCAGATACAGGAATATTAATTGAGGAATGCAAAGCATTATGGGATTTGCGTCATTATGCTCTCCCCGCCATGCGTGATTTGATTCGATTGGATGATGGGCGAGTATTTCTCGTGATGAGCTATATTCCTGGCCCTACTTGGGAAAAAGAAGTCAAAAACAGGGGTGCTCTCGATCCTGAATCTGTTGCCTGGATTACAGAACGCATTCTCAATGCTCTTAATTATATTCATCGTCATGGCGTAGTTCACGGTGACGTGAAACCACAAAATATCATTGTGCAAGAGGATAAACACATGGCGGTTTTGGTGGATTTCGGTCTTTCTGCTGTTAAGCCCACACGAGATTCAGAAACAAAAGGATTTACTCCTTATTTTGCTCCTCCCGAAGAAATAGCTGGCAAGCCGCTTCTTCCCGAATCAGATTATTATGGTCTCGGGATGACGATGATTTATGCTTTGGCAGGTGGTCCGGAATTTGTTGTAAGAAAACAAGTCCCATACAACGTACCCGATGAAATGTGCGATTTTGTCAAACGATTGATTGCACGGGATATCAACTCTCGCCCTCAATATGGCAAAGAAGATCTTTGTGATACTATTGTAGAGTTGCGAAAAAAGGTCTTTGGACGACGACGCTCGGGACTTAAGCCCATCGGTGTTAGCTAAAATAATTCGTATGAAAATAGACACAGGATTAATAACGGATTGGAAAGTTGCCAGTAAAACCCGCCCTATTAAAGCGAAACCTCTCAGTCTCCTTGTTGATCCCATCGTTGAACCTAAACTTCTTTTGGAAACTCTTGAAGGGAATGAGTCTCTTCGTCATGGTGCAGTAATTTGTATTGGTGAAGTGGGAGATGTTTGGCAACAAATGCCAGAGAAGCTTTTGAAGAAGTATTCCATCAAAGCCATTGATGATAATGGTTGGTCAATATGCGAACCTTTACTTAATAATGCGGTAAATGTCTTTGAAGTTACGGAAGAATTCTATAATAGTATTACGAAAAATTATATTCTCCTCGAAATGTGTACTAAAAAAGGAGATTTTTACATCAATGGTCAATGGGGAGATGATGAACATCCTTTTTTTGGAAAAAATGTTCAATGGGGATTTATTGGAGATTTCATTTGTCAAAACCAAACTGACCCAAGTGATGTATGGATTGTGAAACGTAAATTGTTTCTTAATACCTATGTCATTAAGTCATAACAATATAACAAAACATGACAACCCTTTATATCATTACTGCTTTTTTATGGAGTATTTACGCCTTGGAACAAGGAAAAATAATGTGTAAAAATCACAACGTTGATTTTAGATTGGACAAAAAGATTTTAACTGTTGTGGCCAACTTTATTTTCTGTCCTTTAGCTATTATAATAGCCATACTTCAAGGTAATATTTTAATTGGAATAAACAAATAAAACAAAAGGAAACATATGTCTGAATCAGGTGATTATAGTCCGGGTGTCTGGAAAGGACACGACTTCGCAAGTGCTCGTCGCAGTTACGATGCTTATGTGGGCAGGAGCTATGGTGATGCTGTCTCCGCTGGTAAAGGAACTAAAGATCTAATTGCGGAAAACGTCGAAACGAAGAGCAGTGCTCCACTCGTCATTGTCGTTGACGAAACGGGTAGCATGGGAGACTGGCCCGCCACAATCTTTTCAAAACTGCCTTATCTTGATCTCTCAATGGATTAGGAAAAAACCCCGAAGATGCTTTGACAGATTATTTGCGGAAATTGTTCCGGTTTGGCAAAAGAGTGCGAAGCACATAACAGAAAAAACTTGACCAGTGACCTTTGATATGGTATCATTATAAAACAGTGAGACCTTATATAAAAGATGAGTTGCGTGATAAAATTGAAAGTAATCGCCGCTTTCCGCCTAAACTTCGCAAGTTTTTCGCCAAATTGAAAAGAGAATCACGGCGAGAAAGACGAAAAATAGATAGAAAGGCACTTAAAGATGAGTGGGGATTTTGATTTATGAAAAACGACCTTGGAAACAGGATGAAAGAACAGTACGAAAATCGTACTAGATATTCATTACCACGAAGAACCTATACTATCATTCGTTTGGATGGTGCCCGTTTTCACACATATACTCGTGGCCTCAAAAAACCTTTTGATAAGGATCTTTTTGAGGACATTGATAAATCGATCATTGCTATGTTTCCTGAAGTACAGGGATCAGTATTCGCTTACACTCAAAGTGATGAAATCTCAGTGCTCCTTACTGATTTTGCTATGCCGCAAACGGATGCTTGGTTTGACGGAAACTTGCAGAAAATATGTTCTGTGTCGACATCCATTTTAACTGCTCAATTCAACCGTTTTCGCTTACAACGCTTTGTTGAAAAGCACTCTCTCAATCTACTAAGAGATGACGCTCCTATTGCTTATTTTGATGCCCGAGTATTTACTATTCCTGATAGAATAGAAGTAATGAATTACTTTCTATGGAGAAATAATGATTGTGTTAGAAACTCTGTTTCAATGGTAGCTCAATCTCTTTATTCCCAAAAAGAACTTATGGGTAAATCCTCTGCCGAGCAGCAAGAAATGATTCATGATAAAGGAGTAAGTTGGGTTAATGATTTTTCTGCCAGTGAGAAAAATGGCAGATTAATTGTCAAGGAAGAATATGTAGTTGATTATAAACCAACATATGCATCATTTGATTTTACTAAAGGAAATTCGTCTGTAGCAGGAGTTGGAACTATTAGAACTCATTGGGTATCTAAAGGTGCTTGGAAGTTCACCGAGGACAAAGAGAAACTATTGGCAATGATTCCAAATTATGAATGATATAAGTAAAGAAGATAAAGATAAAGCTGATGAACGTGGTTGGCGCATTGAAACCTTTGATAAGGAAGTAGATCGTGGAATACTTCACACTCCGGATTATATTTTACGAATATCTCAGATGCGGATTGAACAGACAAATTACTCTAGGCGTTTAGAAGAATATTTCAAAACACTTCCTCCATATGATCCTGATAATCATATTGCCGATTGTGGATGTGTTGTCAAAAATGGTGAACGGATCTATTGGTGTGGCGATCACTACTAAAATCTGAAAAAATGGAAACGATCATGAGTAGTAAGAAGCATGGTAATAACAACTACTGGACTTTTCTCGAAGATGGATGGAATGGTAAGGAAGTAGCGGTATGGAAAGGACCGGAAGGGCAGGAGGAAGTCATCGCCAGAGCTAAAGACAAATACGAGGCAAAGCTAATTGTAGATGCTTTGTTGAATTATTCTAACATCGAAGATAAAACCAAGTTTGGAAAAAAAGAAATGGCATTTCTGGAGTTTGTCGGGGCCAATTGCATAGAACCTTATGCTACAATGGCGGCAAATGCAATTTTATGGAATGACCGGGATGCTTATAATAACTTGATTTCCAAATTTCCTGTAATATACTCATAAACAATGTTGAAAGCAAAAATGGAAAAAGGTATGACAAAGAGAAATGAAAAGCGGATATTTGTTATTGACACTGACTCTTATAGTGGCAATTTTGAAAGAGAAATGTGTGCTTATCTCACTGGTATCGTCGGTGATTGTGAAGTAGGCGATAAGTTTGCTAAACTTTATGTTCAAGAAACTGGAGATAAATCTGACCAGTTTGGCGAATATGTGGAACAACGCCCCGATGATCATGGATGTTACCGCCCTTGTTATATCTGGACAACTAAAGGATGGTTATCTGACGGCGGGGATGGAGCCATAAGAGAAGAAGATTGGAATCAAAAAAAGGCAAATGAAAATTATCGTAAATCTACTGCGGCTATTTATCAAGGTTATTACAATCAAATTGCTAAAATGGATTTGAATGATCCGGCAGTACAAAAGGCGGGGTGGGATAAAAAATCTAAAGAAAAAGAACTCAAACAACATAAAAAAGATATTGAGCGTTGTCTAAAAAGTAAATGTCCTAAATATCCTCCTTACAATTCAGTGGCTATTTTCTTTGAAAGAAAGCCAACCGAAAAAATGATTGTTTTGATGAAGAGACGTGCCGAAAAATTCGCAGAGGCAAAGCGAAATATGGGCAATTCGTGGGACAAGAATTTCAAGTTGAAAATCTATGGTTTTCGCCTAATCAAAGAAACCACTAAATCAGAAGAAGAGAAAATATGAAAGCAAAAGAAGCAAGGGCAATAGCAAATAGTTACATTGAAAAAGTAGTTGATGTAAGAGAAGTGGCTATCCAAAATGCCGTGGATAAAATACTAAAAGATGTAGAAAAGTATGCCCATCAAGGTCAAACTTCTATGTTATTTGCCCCCGGTCTCCGATATAGCTGTGATGATGGAACTGTCAAAACACGATTAGAAAAGATGGGATATTATTTCGTAACAGAGAGTGATATGGGAATGAAATACGAAATGATCTGTTGGTAAAACATTATGAATATATTGATGCCAATCTATTGGACGTTAGTTGGGACAATAAAGATAATACTGATTTTATCAGTGATATTTCTTCTCATAATCTGGGCAATGAAAAAAGATAAAGAAAGAAATAAGAGAAAATAAGTTATGAAAGCAATTGCCGCAATGGATTTGAATCGAGTAATAGGATATCAAGATAAAATACCTTGGCGTCTTGGAGAGGATTTCAAGTGGTTCAAACAACAAACGATGGGCGGCAAATTAATCATGGGAAGAATCACTTATGAAAATGTAGGCACCCTTCCAGGCAGATTTACATATGTTTTGACTAATAATCTTGAGAAGTTGAAATCTCCCAAAATTTTACCGTCTATTTGGAGTTCATCATTATCTACTGCACAATATGTCAATTATAGTGAAATAATCCGACTGAACCAATCATTAGAATTGTGGGTATGCGGTGGAGCAAAAACATATGAACTTCTTCTTCCTCATTGTTGTTTGTTATTGTTAACGATAGTTCTCGACGAATATGAAGGAGATACCTATATGCCCGAGTTTGAAAGTATCTTTCCATACTCGGAGATAATAAAAGAAACCAAGAAATACTGGATTGTGAAGTTTTGGAAATGAACTATATTTTTAGAAATTATGTAATTGGTCTTGGCGCAATTGTTTTTATTTCTCTGATGTGAGGAGATAAAAAGAAAATGAGTTGGTTTACTGTAGGAGATGAATATTGTTCTATTCATGAAATGACTATTCACATGAATGGAGATTGTTGTGCTTGCAGTGATGAACGGGAGAAGAAGAAAATGAACGAAGAAAAAAAGAGACTTGAGGATGGATTGTGCCCAAGGTGTGGGCTTCCTATACATCCATGTATTCCTTGCGAGGAAATAATTGCTTACAATAACCATACCGATTCGGAATATATTCAATTGCTTGAACTTATCCTTAAAGAAGGCAGGAGAAAAAAGAACCGCACAGGAATTGATACCATTGGTATATTTGGTGCTATGGCAAAGTTTGATGTAAGTAAAAATGCTTTTCCTATTCTTACTACCAAGAAAATACATTTCAAATCCATTGTCCACGAACTGTTATGGTTTCTCAAAGGAGATACGAATATCAAGTATCTTGTGGATAATGATGTCCATATATGGGATGAATGGGCATATAAACGTTATGTGGATTGGTATAACAAATTACGAACTGATACACTTGATTTTTCTCAAAACTTTTCTGGTAAAGAACCTGAACAATACACTCAAAACGAGTTTATACAGAAAATTAAAGAAGATGCTAAGTTTGCTGAGCAGTGGGGTGAACTTGGTAAAGGTACTTATGGCAGTATGTGGAGAGATTTTCCCGTTGACCACGTTGAACCAGGAAGCCATCATGTTCTCGGAGTGGATCAAATAGCGACGATTATAGATAAACTCAAAACTAATCCGGATGATAGAAGAATGATCGTCTCTGCTTGGCATCCTTATTGGGTTAATCATTGCGCCCTTCCTCCATGTCATTGCTTTATGCAGTTCAACACGGAAGAGTTAACGTTTTCTGAAAGATGGAATATAGCAATAAAAAGAAAATTAGTTCCCGATGTAAGTTGGGAAGGTGAAGCATATAACCAAGAGAAGTTTGATACACTAAACATTCCAAAACGCCGTATCAATCTTCTGATGCTGATCCGCAGCAACGATATGTTCTTGGGCGCTCCTTTTAACCTAACGTCCTATTCATTACTGATTGCTATGGTCGCTCACTGCGTAGGAATGGAACCGGGGACTCTGACCTATACAATCGGAGATTGCCATTTGTATGTCAATCATATGGAACAGGTCAAGACACAGTTGGTGAGAACCCCCAGACAGCTTCCCAAACTCTGGCTTAACCCAGAAGTAAAGGATATATTCTCATTCAAATATGAGGATATAAAGTTGATTGACTATAATCCACATCCTGCTATAAGAGCGCCAATTGCTGTATGAAAGAGCTTAATCCATATTCTGAGGGCGATGACGGTAAGCAATATTTTGATGATGAAGTTGCTCTTTCTATCCTATTAAAAGACGAAATCCTTTTCTGTAATGAACGTAAATATGTTGATTGTAGAGACGGAGGATCAACCATAGTTCTTTTCGTTATTTGTAATGATATATTTGCATGGGGTTTTGCCGATGGTGAAGATTTGCCTCTCGGTGAAGTTGAAAAACTTTACAATATGCATAAGAAAGATTCCCAATGGGGATCAACAAAATGGTGTTGTTTTCGTCGTAAAGAAAAACCTCAAACTCCCGTGGAGAAAATGATGAAAAAAGATGGATCTTGGGATGAGGATATGGAAAAGTTGCCCGAAAATCACTACGACAAAATGTGTAGGGAAAAACAAGAAATGAAGAAAGTATAAATAATAGACATGAGAAGTTTACAAACAGATGTAATGATAGCACTAGCCGGTGATGATCAATATATCACCGCTTTTCAGCACGAAAAAACTCACAAGTGGCATGGAGTTTTGATGATAAACCATCCTACTCCTTCTGGATGTGAACGCTGGATGATGGCATACAGCGATAAAAGAGGATGGAAAACGCCAAAACAAGCAATGGATAAATTCGTAGCGGTCTCTCCCGAATTCCAAAAAATCAAACGATCTGATTCTACTTGACTTTTGATTCGAAGTGTAGTATATTTTAGATATATGGGTTACTACATCAACGAAACAAAAAACGGTCCTCTTGGAGCACTCGGCAAAGCCGACAGGATTATTCAAGATGAAAATGCGATTGAATTACACTTTCCTCCCCCGATATTTCCTCAAGATAAAGCAGTGATATGCGTCGTTTCTAATGGTCCTTTCGATGCGGCGGCATTTGCTTATAGCGAGGAAGAAATGGATTATTTCAACGATCCCAATGATTATCGTCCAAAACGATGGCTTCTAATGAACTTGGACAGAGCACGCTTTCTTACTGGATACAGCAAATAAATCTGCTTGACTTCATTCTTGAAGTGGGATAGAATACTACTCAACTATGAAGAAGTATATTCAGAAAAAGTTGTCCAAGTTTTATGTCAAAATTGATCGAACTGAACGAGAGTACATCACCCGAGAACGAGATCACACCGATGAATGGGATGCTGATGATATAGCATGGGAAAATACCATTCGTGGTTTTGAAGTCGTGGACAAACATGGAGGATGGGATTTTGTATTGAATGAAAATCCCACGGGTAAAACCTATTATCTCGTTTATGCTCTTTATTCAACGGGAGATACTTTCCATCATGAGGAACATCGTCTTTGCTTAGTCAGCATGTTTGCTCATATGGAAGATGCTAAGGCAGTTCTCAAAGCCATTGAAAAAGATTACAATAGTTATGACCGCTACGCAGCATGGAACCAGGTCAAACCCTTATCTGTAGTCCTTCCCAAAGACGGTCGCACCGAGAATATTTACACGGGCACCTGGAAAGGATATTTCGAGAGGTTGGAACAAGTTTGTATCGAGAGCATTGGAAGCGGCAACAGCAAACTGAAAGTTACATTTAATCGCTGGTAGTAAGATATCAAATATGAATTACAATTATCTAAATAGACTCCATCAATATTGGAGGAAGGAAATTTTTCCTCATCTCAGTCACCGATACCATGTTGCTTCTTTCGACGATTATTTGCGGAAATTCTCTTTTCTACCGAGCGGAAAATGGTTGCAAACATTAGAAAAAGTCAAACTTGCCAAAACCATTTTTCTGGTTGATCCAAAAAAATTTGTAAAAAAATATAAAGATGTTTGTATTACTTATAATGCACCCAGCAGACCTGAGGATGGATTTCAACGGATTATCTATCAAATTTCTCCGACTTTACATGTTGAAGCAGCACTATGGTTGTGGATAGAACATGAGATTCTTCAAGCTTATATTTTAACATTTTCCTGTTATCATGAGGAAATCGAATATCTCGAATTTTTGGATGAAATCTATAAAATGCGCCGGGAAGGTAATACTGAGGAAAAGGCTCCCGGTGGATTTGCCGAATTTGTAAAAACGGCGTCGGCAGAGAAAAAAACGAAGCCGAGTTTTGCCAAAGGCGAAAATGGAGAGCACTTGACAAATGGAAAAAATGGTGTATAATGCCTTCTATGAAACGAAAAATTACAGTCACATTTGAAATGGAGCCAACCGAATATTTTGATGCTGAGGATTCGGAAAAGGGAGCCGTTGATTTGGCTATGGCCATGCTAAACCGGGAAGCTGATCTTCCATATGAAACAATGGAAATAAGCTGTGGTAGCGTGACCGAGAAGCATACCTTCGAAACTCTCGTTCGTTAGACTCATCATGAATCAGCCAACTCTATTCAAATTTGAGTTGCCGACGTTGTATGCCCGCTCTAAGACGGGGGCTGTGTTGACCTGGGATATCGAAATCGAAGGCAACAAGTACCGTATGATTACGGGACAGGAGAACGGGGCCAAAATTATTTCCACATGGACAATTGCCGAGGCCAAGAACGTAGGGCAGAAGAACGAAACTACACCCGAAGAGCAAGCCCAACTAGAAGCTGATTCCAAGTGGAAAAAGAAGCTGAAATCTGGTGGTTATTTCGAAGATGTCAAAGACATTGATAAGCCCCTTGCCTTCATTGAGCCAATGTTGGCTCATCCTCTTATTAGCAAGAAAACTGACAAGAAAACTGGTCGAACAATCATTGTTGATCGCACTTCCTATGTCAAGTTGCCTGTGATGGTTGACCGCAAGTACAATGGGATGCGTCAAGTTGCTTCTGCGGCTGGCCCATATACTCGCAAAGGGGAAATTGTTAAAACTGCCCCCCACATTTACGATGCTCTTACTACTCTTTTTGAAAAGATTCCCTCTTTAGTACTGGATGGCGAATTATACAATCACGATCTTCGTCATAAGTTAAATGAACTCATCCATATTGTTCGTACTAACGCCGACCACAAAATCACTCCCGAATTACTTGCAGAAAGTGAACGGATTGTGCGATATTATGTGTACGATGGATATGGTTTTACTATTTCTAATGGCACCGAAATTACAGAGAATACGCCTTGTAAAGATCGTCGGGATGCTCTTAAGATTTTATTGAAAGATACTCCTTATATTGTGGTTGTTCCATACTTCATAGCGACAACTATGGATGCTGCAAAGGAACTTTATGGAGATTTTATTGATGATGGTTATGAAGGAGCAATTCTTCGCAATGCCGACGCTCCCTATCAGCATTTTCGCACTAATGACTTGATCAAAATCAAGCCATTCGATGATATGGAAGTCGTTATTCTTGATGTTATTGATCCTGGCTCCGGCAATTGGGGCGGCACAGGAAAAACTGCCAACGTCCGTATGGATAGCGGGAAGGAATTCACCGCCACGTTCAAAGGTGGGCGAGATACCGTCATTAAGATTCTCAAAGAAAAGGATAGGTGGATTGGTCAGAAAATAACTATCACTTACAATGGATTTACTGGTAAGGGCACTCCTTGTCACGCTCAAATTGATCCCAATAACTGTCTCGTAGGAGATCGATAATATATGAGTATGATATTCTCAGAAAATAATCCCGAAGAACTTATAAGTGATCTTATCAGATTAGAAAGAGAAAATCGTGAGCTTAAAAGACTTCTTAACGGAGCTATGGAAATTCGTGGAAAAATTGCTGAATTAGTGGAAGATCATGGGCAATATCGTGATTTAGTGGAAGCAGTAGAAATGAAAATTCTTTCATTAAAATCAAACAAATAATTAGAATGGTGATAAACATATGATATTATTAGCTGAATCACTTAGTTGGCCTAATGCAATTGTGTTTTGTGTAGTTATTATTTGCATAGCCAGTGTTTTCATGGGCAAATGGCCTTGGGAACGAGACTAAAAAACATGAAAAATGTGAGTGTAAAAAAATCCAAGCCTCGATTCCATTTCCCGCATAAGCTGTACATTCTTATGCGGAATGATGTCTTAAAATATTTTGGTATTTATCATTTCTCATTGATATTTACGAGTATATGTTTACTCGTAAATGTCCCAAATGTGATCGTGAACTGACTTACAAGCAAAAGAGTCAGGTCATAGAAGCAATAAAAAACAACAGAAAATGTGCATCATGTGCAACAACACGAGTAGGTCTCAATACAAAATGCGATCACTGTGGAAAAATGTTCTATCGCAGACCAAGCGATATGCGAACTTTGAACTTTTGTTCACAAAAATGTCGAGGAGAATATTACACCGGAAAATTTAAAGGGAAGAATAGCCCGTCATGGAAAGGTGGTCCAGAAAAATCTCAAATAAGAGAAATAAAAAAGCAGCGTGAAAAACGAGCCGAGCTAAAAAGAAAAGGAATAGAATATTTCGGCGGGAAATGTCAAAATTGCGGATATAATAAATGCATAACATCATTAGATTTTCATTATCCAGATCCTTTTAAAAAAGATGAGGATTTCAACAAAAAATGTGAAAAATCGTGGGAGGTAATGAAATCTAAAATAGAAGAATGTCTCCTTTTATGTAAAAACTGTCATACAGAGTTACATTGGAATGAACGACAAAAAATGTATGAAAAGGAAATCACTTTATAATCGGAAAAGACATTGGTATCATATCTCAACAACACTAAAATATAAATATGTTAAACTTATTCCGTGGAGTGAAAAGAAAGCTGTAAATCGAAGTTCAAGTGAACCCAACGGAAGAAGAATATGTGTTGCCCCGAGTATAGAACAATGTATCACGGCTATTCCATATTATCCGGAAGAAATTTTTAGTATTTATCGTACCCAAAAACGAGTTGATGCCGAACCCGCAATTGACATTTTCGATTCCAATGTGACTCAAGAGGGATGGTTACATACACCAACTGAATTTATGAAGATAGGAATATTAAAGTTCAAAAATATTGAGGAAAAACTGGATATAGATCAAGTAATAGATGAATCAGCATCGGGAGATAATCTGAAATATTGCAGAGAAGTTTTGAAATGGTGGCAAAAAGCCAAAGTCAAGCGTTTTATTAAAAAGGCTTGACAATTGCCTTCCGATACTCTATGATATTAACACAATGACCAAATATTTGCATATAGACTGTGAAATGGGCGGTAGGGGTTTGAAGTATTCCCTGCTCACCGCTTATTTCTTGGTTACAGATGACAATTTCAATAAGTTAGGCGAATTGTATCTTCATATCAAACCTGATGATGGGGATTATGTCGTTAGTGGTCAAGGAATGTTGATTAATAAAATCAATCTTCAAGAGCACGATAAAATTGCTACACCCTATAAACAAGCCAAACCACTTTTGTATGATTTTCTCGCCTCTCATGGACATTCTCATTCATTAACTCCTGTTGGTCATGGAGTAAAAGGAGATATTGAGCACATCATTGATAAACTTATCTCCCGAGGTTCATGGGAACAATTCTGCACTTATCATTATATTGATACGAGTGTAGTATTGCAATTTCTTCGTGCTTGTAGCTATATGCCAATGGATCAAGACGGGAGTATCGAAGCATTAGCAAAGTATTTTAATGTTGAAATTAAGGGTAATTTACACGATGCTCGTACCGATGCAATAACTACGTCTGAAATATTACAAAATTTCATAGAATTAGTAACACGAAATACCGAGAGTGATTTACCTACATTTTCTACTAAAGGAGTAAGCGGAACAATAAAGTTATAAAATGCTACTAAACGTAAAAGAAACAGAAGAGCAGAAAATCTATATTACTGCTGATCCCCACCTGGGACACCAGCGAGATTTTGTATGGGAAGCTCGTGGTTACGCAGATTGGAAGGCTCACGATAAAGGTATTATTGATACCATCAATTCGATGGTACGTCCGACCGATATTTTGCTACTTTTAGGAGACATCTGCCTCAATACTCCACTTTCTCAATTTGAGGAATATTTATCTCGTATTCAATGTCAAAACATCTGGACAATGTGGGGTAATCATAATAATCCTCATAAAACAAATGTTTATCGTAAAACAGTAGATGCCACCTATCCTGCTTCTAATTATCCATTTCCCACCGAGGTCTATCCGTGTAAATATAAAAACCTGATTTATCTTGGTTATTATGTGGAAGCGGTGTTAAATGGACAATTTGTGATTCTATGTCACTATCCTATTTCAGTTTTTAACGAAATGCAACATGGTGCATGGATGCTCTGCGGACACTCTCATTATGGCTATCCTCTTGGTACTAATGCCTATGTGACTGTTGAGGTCGCAAAGGCATTGGCCACTGGATTCCAGAACATTCGGGGATATCTCTCGAATGATATCAAAATCAACACTTTGTCAGGCAACTTTGTGGAAGCTTTGACATCTGTTATGGGCAGGGCACCCGGAACTCCAACCGCTACCCCTGTCACAAAATAAGCGTTTAGACGCTATAATAAGTTGACTGTTTATCCCCTTCGGTGTATGATAAGTGCATCGGAGGGGATTGTGTTTTTCCCCAAAGGATTTATCAAATATGGATTATATTCCAACAGTTCAAACTTCTCCACCAGCAGCACCCGTTGCACCTAGTTACGAGCTTAAAACAGATGTTACGGGGAAACCTCCGCCAAAGCGTGGCCCTCAGATATTAAAAGCGGTGAAGCCTTATGAAGAGGATGGAGAAAAAAAGAATAAAATACTTGAGTTCAAAGTACCATATCCTCCTAAACCAAATTGTAAGTATTGTTACGGCAGAGGATATATTGGATTTGAAGCTGATACAGAAGAGATAGTACCTTGTAGAAAGTGTTATCCACTGAAATAAGATATGGCTAAAAAACTCATAGGAGTCACCGAGAGAGGCGATCCCGCCTTAGACCATAGTTGGCTACCTTGGGTGTGAGATGGTAAGCCTGCGGTTGTTATAACAAAGAATTGTGTAGTGATTGAGAAGTTATTATCTGAATTGATGATGCCTAATGTAATCGTTCATTGTAGTATTACTGGTTGGGGTGGATCAGTACTCGAACCTAATATCCCGGCTCCAGAAATTACTCTGGCAGCATATAAATCATTAAGTGGTTGGCTCGGTGAGGATAGAATTGTATTAAGAATAGATCCTATAGTGGTAAGTATTGAAGGGTTTACAAAAGCAACAAAAATTGCTGCTCATAAAATAGGAAGGATGAGAATATCATTTTTGGATGTTTATCCTCATGTTAAAAGAATATTTAAGGAGAATAATTTGGCAATACACGAAACATTTCATGCTCCTGAAAATATTCGTAAAGAAATGTGGATCGAACTAGGCAAACCAGAGACATGTGCTGAACCAGGATTGCCAAGTGTAGGTTGTATTAGTGAAGTGGATTGCAAGATTCTCGGTGTAGAACCCAAACCACTTTTTAAGGGCCAACGTCCTCTATGTACATGTTTGGCCAACAAATTTGAGCTTCTAACAAAAAAAGAGCCATGTGGTCATGGTTGTCTCTATTGTTATTGGAAAGGATTCTAAAATGAACAAGATACTTGAAAAATATTTTATAAAAATATATCCTAGAATTTTCGTGGATATGTATGGAGACCCAAAGAAAACATGCATGTGGGAAGGCATATCGACCGGCGATGGTTGGTTCTTTCTATTAGATGGTCTTTGTTCTGAAATCCAATGGCATATAGACTATCGTGCTGAGTTAATTTCCAATGGTTATCAGAACTTCGGTGAACAAATCCCTCAGTTTGTGGCCAAGCAAATAAAAGAAAAGTTTGGGCGATTAACAATATATTATGATGGCGGCAACGAAACTATTCATGCTTGGGTAGAAATGGCCAGATCTCTTTCTCATAATATTTGCGAAAATTGTGGAGCAATGAATCAACATGTCGGGCGAGTAACTAAAGGATGGATTCAATCTTTATGTTCTACTTGTGCTAAAGAATATGGCAAGAAAATTGTTCAAAGAAAAGACATGTTGAATTTGTGGAATAAAGTAGTAGAAAGCCGTCATAATCCAAAACGTAGCTGGAAAAGTGCAGATGAATTAACTAAAGAAGATTTCGAACCTTTTAGATCAAAAAAACAAAAGAAAGAAAAAAAGTAATATGAATGATGAAGAGAAAAAAGCATTTGATGAATTTTTCAAAGTAGATACATTAAATGAAGTATGTGATGAAGTTCTTGGGAAAGAGCTTCCCACGGAAAAGGAGATTAACAAAATGCTAAAGGAAAAGAATGTAGAAATACATTATGAAAATGAAAATGAGAATGAAGATCCTGTTGATCTGGATGATCTTCTCAAGGAGCTTGCCGCCGATGAAAAAATGGAAGAATTGGAAGAGAAAGAAGTTAGAGAAGGTGTAGAATTCAATCGGAAAGTTCAAGAACTAGAAAATTTTGCCGCCAGGGAAAGGAAAAAAGATATAACTCGAAAAGACCCTCTTCGAAAAGGATGCCCCGTATGTGGTGAGAAAATGGTGATTATTCGTGGTAGATACTCGGGTAATGATAATAGAATTGTATGCCTGGTTTGTTTAGCAAATCAAATGGATATGATACGAGAAATATTAGATCCATCTTATTAACAAGCATATCAAAAAATATGGATAATATATCTATATATCACTCCCGAAAAAAGTTTTATGGAAAACTGATATATTGGTATGAGTTTTATGTAGATAAAACGGTTCCCATACCTCCAAAATTTTTACAAGTTCCAGCCACCATTTATTATGAATATGGTGGGACTCATAAGGAAGCACTAAAAGATCTAAAAGCAAGCAAATTTTATATTATAAAAGGGGAAGAATTATAATATGAATTTTGTCGATCTTACAGGAAAACGATTTGGGAGATTGATAGTATTAGAAAAAAATTCTATCAACAATTCATCTGGTCACATTAGATGGCGATGTAAATGTGATTGTGGCAATGAAAAGGTAGTGACTGGGTATGACATGCGAATAGGTCATATAAAATCTTGTGGATGTTTTCGAAAAGAAAAAAATTGTCAAAGAAATAACAATTTTCATCCTTCTTGGAATGGGTACGAAGGTATGTCAGGAACACAATATAATGTAATACGAGCAAATGCACGGCGAAGGCATATTATTTTTAATGTAAGCATAAAATATTTATGGGACTTATTTCTAAAACAAAATAAAAAATGTGCTTTAACTGGAATCCCTCTTATATTCGAAACTCGTTGTGCTGCTTGTGATGGAAATGCATCCTTAGATAGAATCGACTCATCCAAGGGTTATATTGAAGGTAATGTTCAGTGGACTCACAAGGAAGTTAATGTAATGAAATTAAATCATGATTTAGATCATTTTGTAGAATTATGTAGGAAGGTGGTAGAATATTATGATAGGAATAAAAAAATCGTTTAGTAAAAAATTACACCGTCAGAACGATCCTGCTTCAAGAAGAATAGTCAAAGAATATTTTTCCAAACAAGGAATAATAATCGAGGACAACCCCGATAAATTTGGAGTGGATCTTCTGTCTAAAGACGGAACTCTGAAAATAGAAGTTGAGCATAGATTGGTCTGGATTGATGATGATTTCCCTTTTGCCGAAGTAAATGTTCCAGAACGGAAAGCCAAGTTCTTTGTAGAAAACAGCGTGGCTTATGTTATTCTTTCTCGAGATTATTCTCGTCTTGGGATGATTGATGGAAAAACATTGCGACAATACATTGTTGATTTCAACTTGAAAGAGTCACCCAATAAGTATGTAAAAGAAAATGAATATTTCTACAAGATCCCTCGAAATATATTCAAATGGGTAAAATTATAATATGGGATTGTTTATAGATAGAACTGGTCAACGATTTGGAAAACTTACGGTGATTAGAAGGTTACTTAATGATAAAGTTAATCAAGCAGTATGGCTTTGTAAATGTGATTGTGGGAAGGAAAAAACATATCGAGCTTCTAATTTACACAGTAAAACATCTATGAGTTGTGGATGTTCTCATAAAAAGAAACCATTTTTATGGATTTACAATAAACTTTTGAAGAGAGCCGAACTCAGAAATCTTAAATGTGATTTAAATTATGAAGATTTTATAAGTTTTACGACTATAAATGAATGTTATTATTGTGGATCTCATATAAAGTGGGCGGCAAATCCAATTAGAAAAGTAGCATATACTCAAAGATATAATATAGATAGATTAAATAACAATTTGGGATATACTAAAAATAATTGTGTAGTATGTTGTTGGGAATGTAATTGTATGAAACGAAATCGCTCAGATATTCAATTCATAAATCACTGTAACAAAATAGTTCAATATCGAAAAATATTGACATTTTTTCAGAATATGATATAATGTCCATATGATAAAAGAAGTGGATACAGACCTATTAGAATACTCGTTAGATGGATTTATCCATCAATGTAACTGCTTTCATACTATGGGAGTGGGCATTGCTTTGTGTATTAAAAACAAATATCCCGAGTTGTACAAAGCAGATATTCACCACGGTCGTAAAGGAGATATAACTCGTCTTGGCAAGTTTTCTGTTGTAAAATGTCACGATGACAAATATGGATACAATTTGTATGGTCAGTACAATTATGGACTACAACAAAGACATACAAATTATGAAGCAGTATATACTGGATTAATAGGCATCCGCAATCATGCCACTCAAGCAAATATTATTCGATTGGGACTCCCCAAAAATATGGGGTGCCGACTTGGGGGCGGTTCCTGGGGAATAGTAAAAGCCATTATTGATGATATATTCGAGAAGTGGCCACACGAGTTGTATATCTGTAATTATGATGGATGAAATATGTTTTTTAGAGTAAATTTTAGAAATCCAAACGAACAAAAACCGCTCCCACAAAATGATATGAATGAAAAAGTTAAAGAATTAAATGAAAAGCTGGAAAGTCTCAGTAAAGATTTGGCAAGCATAGGAGCTACTAGTGTTATTGATGCCATTTTGACTTTGAATGATAAAGTTACTAAACTCCAAGAAGAAGTAAAAAATTTAAAAACCGGGCAGAACCATCTTCATGGTCGTTTAAGAGATATAGAACACAGTTCCGCCTTCATGGTCACTTAAGAGATATAAATGAAAGGAATAATATGACTAATACCGAAGCAGTTCAAAACACATTGGATGCAGTTGAAAAAGAATTGCGGGCTAAACTTATTGCATGTGCCGAAACCAATGATTATGAAGGTGCAGTACTCGATTCTAATTATAAAACAATGGGAGAATCCTTCCGGGGTGGATTATGCTCTCGATGGCTTAATGTATTACGGCTGAAATCCATGTTGGCAAGTAAAAAAGTTGATTATTTGTGGGTTTGCGTGGAGTTATCTCAGCAAGATATGGAAACACTTAAAGCCGTACATAAAGCTATGCCAGAATATCTGCGAATAATAAAAAATGTGATAAATATTTTGATATTAATACAGACGGATTAAAACAGGATTGGAAAGGTGTTTGTTGGATGAATCCTCCATTCAACAAAGAATTAAAAAAATGGGTAATCAAAGCAAAAGACGAATCAATTAAACATCATTCAATTGTCTGTTGTCTAATTCCTGTAAGAAGTAATACTATTTGGTGGAAAGATGTCTCGAAATATGCCGAGATTCGTTTTATTATAGGTGAAGTAAATTTTAGTAATTTAAAAAGAGGGTTGTGGCTTCCAATGTGTTTAATGATTTTTGGAACACGCAAGATGGGTCAATTTAGTGTTATAAATTATAAAGAAATTAGAAAAGGTTAAGAAAAATCAAAAATTTTCACTTGACATTTTCTCTTGATGTGCTATGGTACACCCGTTATGGAGCAATTGTTATGTCATTTATTCGGGGACTATTTTTTCCAGCCCGATTGGTGTGCTCTAAATAAAAGCAAACGTACTTGGCCTTGTCTTGTTCATGTACTTCTTTATACCGCTTGTTTTCTATTTTTAACTTTCAGTTGGAAAGCATTGCTGGTGATTGGGGCGACTCATTTTATTATTGATCGCTGGCATACTCCATTAAAACGCTTTATCTGGTTAAGAGGGCATCTCGATCCAAAGTTTCGGTATCCAGACTACAAATGGTGTAATACCACAGGGTTTTATGATGATAGTCCTTACAATATATGTTCAGGCAAAAATCCTGGCGCAGAATATAAAACTCCTGATTGGTGGGGCAAACCCAGACACTTTTTTATTACAATGTGGCTATACATTATTCATGACAATTTGCTTCATTTGACCATCAACTATTTTGCTTTGAAGTACTTGAGTAACATTTAAACTAAACAAAAGATGATTCCGTTTCTTCGATTACCACTCGAATCTTACTGTCGAATGTGGATAAAAAAAGTAAGAATTGACTATTTGGATAGAAAAAGAAAAAATGGATATTTTTCATTATCATGTCCATCTTATCAAGGAAGTGTGGAGTGGCTTCGTTATCATAAACCTTTCGGGAAATGGCTTTATGCAATTCAAAAAGATCGATTAACTATTCCTCAAATATTGGCAAAACTAGGAAAGAATCCTCTTCGTTATCGCTATTAAAAAAATAAGGACTTGACAAATTGTCTGAACGGTGTATATTATGGGCATATAATAGTAGCATGAGAAGTGAACTTATTAGAACGTTAAAAGCCACCGCAATTGCCATTATCATAGTTAGTCTCGTAATTGGAGGGATGGTCGGTGGTATTACATATTCAGCAAAGAAAAAACAGGAGCAGGCTTTAAAACAACAAAAGCAAATTGCCCGAGATGCTATTCGTCAAGCACTTGAAAATTCCCAAAAAGAAACAGAAAAACTTCGACTTATTGATAGAGAGAAAAAGCAAAAAGAGGCAAAGCGACAAGAACAAGAATTTTTCAATGCCAATTTCATAGTAGAAAAAGACGAAGTTAGAGGTCTGAGGTTTATTATGCCTAACCCTGCGAATGATCCTTTAGAACGAGAAGTAACGGGATGTGCTTTATATATCGGGGACAACTATGACGGAAATCCAGCTTTATTTCTTAGATGTGTATTTGTTGGAGAAAAACTTGATCATTTCGACGAAGTGATGTTTAGGGCAAATAATCATACTTTTACGATTCGCAATGAAAACTTTAGGTTAATATCTCATTACAGAAATGAACATCGGCAAAGGGTTATGTATTATGATTTTCCGGCATCGAGCGAAATTAATAAGGATGCAATTCGAGCACTAGTGAATATGACCAGCGAAACCAAATTTAGATTCTATTCATCTATCTATAATCAGGCGGATGATATCACCCTCTCTGAGCAAGATTTACGCCTTCTAAAAGCAGCATACAATAAATGGCTGACTATGAGTATTAGAAATCGTTAAAACGTAATATGGAAAAATTAATCGAATATCTAAACACTGGCGGATTCTGGTTTGCCTGTAGTAACGAACAAGATGAATTGGCTCGGGAAGCTTGTCGGCAAGGCATTCTCCAGCCCATCGAAAACCTTGGGGTTGGTTATCCAAATGTAAAGAAGTCGTATTTCTATGTTCGTGCTCAATTAAAATCCAAGTACGAATTGCCCATCGGCATGTGGAATCATTTTATTCTTGGCATTCCGTGTTAAGTGTGTTATTTAGTGAACGGTGACGAAGAAGGCGGCGATACTCCCACACATGTGCAGCACATTAAGGGATATATTTCCGGATACGCATAAGATATCTTCTCACAAAGAAGGTAAGGACATCGTGTTTCTAGCGTTCCCCGATGTTCCTTATCGGGGCCAGACTATTCGGGTGGTCTGGCCCCTTTCTTTTTCTACTTATGACTGACAAATGTTTCATACATCCTGATAGACAAAAAGTAACTCCCGACGACCCGTGGCATGTTCCTTTATGTTCTGAATGTGTCAAACCTGAAAATGTCGAATTTGTAAATAGAGAGTACAAACTATTTATGGACAAGTATAATGCTGAGAAAAAAGATTATTTTAAGAAAACAGGCGAACACTATGTCAACTGGGGATAACTGTGAAAATACATATTACTAATCAACGGTTTAGTGAAATGGCGACAGATTTGTGTAATCAACTTCTTCCTTTTAAGAACAAATTTGAGTGGATAGTTGGCGTTGAGCGTGGAGGATTACCGCTTAGCAACTGGCTATCCTATGTAATGGGAAAACCTCACACTTCTGTTCAAATATCTTTATACGGGGATGGAGATAAAATAAAAATCAATTCTCCATATGTATGGCTCGGCCTCCATCATGAAACATATCTCAAACATCCATTTCTTCTTGTAGATGATATTGTGGATAGTGGCAAAACCCTTGCCTTGTTCCGAGATTTGACTTTTTTACATAAACCAAAATTTATGGTCGCTACTCTCCATTGGTGCCCCGAGAACAACCCCAATCACAAGCCCGATTTCTACATCGAAACAAAAAAGAAGGAAGATTGGATTGTTTATCCTTGGTCAAGCCCTACTGAGGGAGAGAGTTACTCTCAGTAATCTTTCTACATATATCTAAAAACTCCTTTTTGGAGAGACCATTTTCATAATATTTATAATGTTACAGCATAACACCACATTATCTCTTGTATATCCTTTTGTGGAATCTAGTCTTTCCAAGGATAGCGAATAAGAATCGCTGTTGTTTCTATTTCTATTTTCTATAGTAGTTTTCATTGGGATTTTAGAATAGTAACACAACCCATTTTAACGATTGTATATTTCCATTAGAAAATCTCTGGTTATGTTTAGCTCTATATTTCTATTTTTAGCTCTACTTTTTGCTGCTCCAAATCGTTTGACAATGAGATGAGCGGTGGGATCGTTTTTATATTTTTTTATAAAATCCTCTTTCTCTCCTCGTTTGAAATACGTGAATGTAATAATCCCCATTTTCTTTGCTTTATATTGGACTTGTTTTTTTGTTTTGTTTAACTTTTTCGCTATCTCCCAGAAGGGGAGTTTATTATCAGTATATTGTTTTAGAAGGCTATCTTCATCATCTGTCCATTTAGATATGTCAAATGTTCTTTTTGCTAATCCCAATTTTATTCTTTTATAAGAAATACTTTCCACCGACCGATTTAATTCGGCAGCGATTTGATAGTTAAAATATCCTTTATTCAATAAGTCTTTAAGTCGTTCTACATCACCGCTGCTCCACGGTTTCCATCTATTTTTGTCTAACATTTTCATAATATTTTCGCATTCTCTTTTTATTTATTTTATCTCTATTTTTGTAGTAATATACACTTCTCCACTTTCTCTTAGCGAGAGTTAGAGAGTTTTCATCATTATATTTTTTTCTTCTTCCCATATCTAATAAATATATAACTCCTACGAAAAAACTCCGAAAAAATTATTACTTGGCTTTTTGTAGGAACGTGGTATATTCTTGGGAAATGAATGATTACTACAAAGAATATACACAGGAGCAGATTAATAAAATGCTTTCCAATCCGCCAAGAGCAGTAAAACCTCCAGTAGTAAAAACTATAATCCCTCCTCCACTTATATACCCGAAATAATCCTCAAACTTCACCCGATTTATTACAAAATGGATAATTTTTGTTTGGACTGGTTTTTGCGGAATTGGGTGCGCTGTTACAGGATTATTGGGAATTCTAAATTCTGCTGCCAGTTATCCCTCCGATCCGTCCCCATCCTTCCAACTTGGAACTTTTTTAGGAATAATGTCCCTGTTAGGGGTTTGGGGTATTCTATGGAGTATAATAGCAATTCCATCGATGGTAATATGGATTATTTCCGGGAGAGAATGAACCTCATCGAGTTTTTAAAGACCAAATGGGCATAAAATAATGTCTTGACAATTTCACCGTGTTGGTGTATAGTACAGCAGAAAATTTGGGAACCCATGTCGAGAACCAAAAAGAAAAGCAAAACTATGGTATACGGTTCACATGAAGAAACTTGGGAATATTGGGATGAAATCAGAGAGTTGAGAAAAGTTCTTCGACGCATTTTGAAGAATCCGTATCGAAAAACTCCTCGTACCAAAGCGAGAAAACTATTAAATTCGTCACGGCGATAATCCGATGTCAGAAAAACAGTAATCAACATATAAACAACAAAAAATTATGGCAACAAAAAACATACATCTAATCATCATCGATCCGCAGAATGATTTCTGCATCAAAACTGGCCCCGGCGGTGAAATCGGCGCACTAGTTGTAGCGGGTGCTGATTCTGATATGAAACGGCTCGGCGCTTTCATCACGAAAAACAAAACTCGCATTAATGAATTTCACTGTACCTTAGATTCTCACCAAGAAGTACATGTCGCCCATCCAATCTTTTGGTTGGATTCCAAGGGCAATCATCCCGCTCCCTTTACATTGATTACAGATGATGACGTGAGAAACGCCAAGTGGCGATGTTTTAATCCTAAATGGCAACCTCGTGCTCAGGCTTATGTGGATGCTCTCAAATCAAAAGGTCTCGACCAGCTAAATGCTGGCAGTGGATACAAATTCAGCGCAACCAGAGTCAAAGATCTGGGTGCGTCTGAATACACCCTCGCAACAATTGTCGTGGATGCATCTGGGTCTGTTGCGGGGTTTGAGGATCAGCTAAATCAATGTCTCAAAACCGTTTTCAATGCTTGTGCCAAGTCTCCTCGCCGTGATAATCTGATGCTTCGTGTCATTCAGTTCAATACAGTGTTGACTGAGTTACATGGATTCAAGTTGCTTGGTTCAATCACCGAAAAGGATTATGACAACATTCTTCAAATTGGTGGATCAACAGCCCTCTTCGAGAGCATGGATGAAGCAGTTCAAGCTACTGGTACTTATGGCAAGTCTTTAACTTCTCAGGACTTCCTCTGCAATGCAATTGTTGTTGTAGTCACTGACGGAGAAAACAACGATGGTGCAATTATGGACCCGGCACAAGTCAAGAAATCTCTGCAACAGGTTCGCCGTTCAGAGAATCTCGAATCAATTCTTCTCATTCTCGTTGGCGTCACCAACGATGATGTAAAGCTGAATACTTATCTCCAGACTGTCAAGGATGACTGTGGATGCGATCAATATGTTTCAATAGGTCGTGCAACCCCCGGACGTGTGGCAAAACTTGCAGAGTTCATAAGTCAGTCCATATCAAGTACTTCCTCGGCTCTGGCGAATAAGACGCAAAGTACGCCGCTCAATCCGGCATCGTTCAAGTTTTAAGCGGGAACCTGCTGCTAACCCTAAACGGAAGAAAGGGCACCGGATTCCGGTGCCCTTTTTGATAATGTCAAAATACACACGACCCTAAAGGGTCGGTGCTTGCCTCTGACTGACAGAGACGATTGGTGATTTGACTTTCACCTGTCCATCAAGTGCGGAGCACGTAATGGAGTGTTTGTTATACCGAAGTCCAATATTATTAGAAGCGTTGAGGTCAGCATCTAATACTTTTCCGTCAATGGCATAATACCTACATCCTTTACGCTTGCCATTGTCAAGACCCCGATAGTCAAGTTGGCTGGTGTAGTGAGGACAAACGACTTCCACTCTCTTGCCGAGAGCGAGTGCCTTGTAGGTCAATATGGTTTTGAGTGTGAAAAATGGGACTTGGGATAATCGGTTGTTGAACCTTTTACCTTTGGATTTGGACTTGATTTTGGAAAGGTCTTCCAAGACCAATATGTTTGCGGAAGTTGTCAATAGGTCATTGACAATGTGATGTGTGTAGTTCTTTGAGAAATGATATTCTCTGCGTCTCAACGTTTTGAGTTTGGTTCGGGCAGAGTGAGAAAGTTTGCCTTGAAGTTTGCGTTTATTCCAACGTATCTTTCGCTTATGCTTATTGAAGTCGTTGCCTTTGACGATGTTTCCTTCGCTTGTAGCGACAAGACGTTTTAGACCTAAATCTATACCAATGGTCTTGGTTCCTTTGAGTGGTTTGGTGGTGTCGTTGAAAACAACAGACAGAAATACATCGTTTCCTCTTGCGAATACGGATGGGTCTTGTAGAGGAAACTTCTCAAATAGTTCATTGACCTTTTGATACTTGGAGAGTTTGGCAGTGATACGTCCATCCATCGTAGTGAGTTTGATGGCATCATTTCCAATCCAAGTATAGATACGCTTATCAAGTTGGATGTTGAGACGATTGGTTTTGACTGGTTCCTCAATCTTGTGATGATTGGCACGGATGGTCTTATACTTGGAGATTACGTCTTGTTCTGCCTTGATTACAAACTGACTTGGAAGGGCTGGAAACTGCTTACGGACTAAATCGTAGGAGCGTTGGTGAAGAGGCATAATGCCATTACAGGTCTTCATTCCAAAGCGGATGGTGGATATAACGTTGAATGCCTCACGCTTCAAGGCGAGGGAGTTGATGAGGGACTGCTTATCCTCATCTTTCTCAAAAATCAACTTTATATTGTATGTTTTCATTTACTGACTGATACATATAGTGAGAATATGTCAAAAGCACAAAAATCGTATCATTGTTCGTCCCATAGCAAATATTTGCTACAGGCACATCTTGTATTTGCGACCAAGTATCGCAAGAAACTGCTTGATTGTCAAGTCAAAGAAGACATCAAACAAATCTGCTACGACATTGCGAAGGAGAAGGGTATTACTATTGTAGCGATGGAAACTGATTTAGACCACATACATTTGATGGTGGATTATCCACCTACGAAGTCAGTGTTAGAAATGGTTGGGAACTTCAAGTCCATATCCACGTTTAGGATATACAAGAAGCATAGAGCATTCCTAAAGGGTCATTTTTGGAAGGAAAATACGTTTTGGAGCGATGGATATTTCACTTGCTCCATTGGTGAGGCATCACCTGAAACCATCAAAAAATACATTGAAACACAAGGATAGATGTCGTTGCTCCTCCCCTACCCTAAAGGGATAGGGGTTTCCGCAACGAGAAAAAATATGAATGAAGCACCCGAAATTGCTAACCACGCCGTCTATAATGGAAAAATGGAGCTTTCCATGATGGATAAACTTTTCTTCGTTGACAAAATCGAGCCAGATGTTGTTGTGGACCTTGGTTGCGCCAACGGCGCTTTGTTACGGGCTATTAGCAGGGCGAAAAATGTCAAGCTGGTTGGATATGACAATGATCCCAAAATGGCACAGATGACTACAGATTTTTCTGTCTATTCTGATTGGGAAAGTGTGAAATTTGTCATTACTGAATATAAGCACCCCGCTTTTGTTCTTTCCTCTGTCATTCACGAAGTTTGCCACTACGGAAGTAAAACGGATATTGATGCTTTCTGGAAACGGGTTTTTGAGTCTGGATTTGAGTACATAGTCATTCGGGATATGGTGCCGGGGCGAGCGGTTGATCGGATGAGCAATGCGAATGATGTCAAGAAGGTTTATCATAAGTTTCTTGGCACCAAAGCTCTTGACGATTTTGAACGGGTATGGGGAAGTATTGAAAACAATAAGCAGCTTATCCATTTCCTTCTCAAATACCGCTATCTCGAACCGAACTGGGAGCGAGAAGTGAGAGAAAACTATATGCCCATCACTCGTGAAGCATTACTCGCCAAGATCCCAATGGAATATAATGTTATATTTCACGAGCATTATGTTTTGCCATATTTACTACAAACAGTACAAGATGATCTCGGGGTAGAAATCAAAGATCCAACACACTTAAAACTGATATTGAGGAAAAGCAAATGATCGTTATCTATTCAGATCAAGACGTACAAAGGCTTCTTTCGATAAATGTGGACAGCGTTTTTCTCGCTGGTCCAACTTCACGATCCAAAGACGTGCCTTTATGGAGACCCGAAGCACTGGATATTTTGCGAGCACACGAATACAGCGGGCAAGTATTAGTGCCTGAGTATCTTGATAAGGAGAAACCCTTTGATTTTGATAAACAAGTAGAATGGGAGTACTATGCACTTGAACATTGCAAGAAGATTATTTTTTGGATACCGAGAAAAATGGACACGATGCCAGCCCTCACAACCAATGTAGAGTTTGGGCATTATGCTGGTTATTGTAGGGTGTTTTATGGCAGACCTGATGATGCAGAAAAATGTCAGTATCTCGATTGGTTTTACCGAAAGCATGAGTGGAGACCTATTTACAATAACCTCAAAGACCTATTGAATGCAATATGAAAACATGGATTACAGCAGATTGGCACCTTGGCGAAGATCGCTTTGAATTGATGGGCGGGCCATTTTCAAGTGCGAATCAAATGTCAAGTACTTTGATTACTAATCACAATCTCTTGGTTGCGCCCGAGGATAAAGTTATCGTGGTTGGGGATGTTTGCTATCAAAAAGCACCAGAATATCTTTATCAAGTGGCACATTTCAATGGACACAAAACACTTGTGCGTGGCAATCATGACCGAGTATTTACGGACGAACAACTGAAACCATATTTTGATACAATTATTGCCGATGGAGACGGATTTGCTATCACGACAGGCGACGATTTACTTTGTTATGTTACGCATTATCCCACTGAGGGAAGGGGAGATATATTTAACTTGGTGGGGCATATTCATGCCGCCTGGAAATATCAGTTGAATATGCTTAATGTTGGAGTGGACGTACATCACTTCCAACCAGTAGATATCGATAAGATCCCATTTCACCTTGAAGCAATCAAAAGGTATTATGATAAAGATGTATGGGTTGCTTATGACAGCGCAAATACGAAGTGGTGTGGATTAAGGGGTAAAAAGGGAACGTATTTTCGTCCCCAAGCTGACAAATAATCTACTTGACTTTTTATACAAGTATGGTATGGTACAAGCATGAAAGTTAAAGATCTCATACGCAAATTAAAAAAAGAAGATCCCGAAGTAGAAGTGTTAGTCCGGACACGTACTTGTGTGGGAAATGTGGCTTATGTCCGTAGAGTAGAAAAATCTACCTATGGATTCTTTGGGAAAAATATTCCTTGTATTCTTCTTAATCACGATGGTCAGGAATAGTTTGATGTTATGATGGAAAATTGTTGGGGATTACCAAAAAGGAACACCTTGACATTTTATAGTTCTGTGGTATCTTCTCAATATGATAAAAATTGATAAGCCGATTATATTATCTATACTAGACACGGATCTTTATAAAGTTACGATGGGACAAATGGTGTTCCATGATTTTCCCGAAGCTGTGGTACAGTATGATTTCATAAACCGTGGTAAAACACCATTTCCTCCCGGATTTGATAAGGCTTTACAAGAACAAATCAACCATTTGGCATCTCTTCGTTTGACTCCGGATGAGGAGGGGTGGACAAAAACCATTCCATATATTCGCCCGACGTATATAGAATGGCTTAGAGGATATATTTACGATCCTAACAAAGTTGTGTTTGAGCTAGATTCTAACGGTCAGCTTAGACTTCAAATTCACGGTCCCTGGTATCGTACTATTTATTGGGAAGTACCTCTCATGGCTATTATTTCTGAATTGTTTTTCAAAATGACAAACCAACAAATGGATAGTAATGCTTATTCTCGCATTATTACTACGGCAGAAAACCTTAGAAATGCTGATGCTTACTGGATAGATTTTGGTACAAGACGCCGATTTTCATATGAAATACAAAATGCCGTTGTTAGAACTATGAAAAAATATAAAGGATTTCTTGGAACGAGTAATCCTTATTTAGCTTATATACACGGTGTTACTCCACATGGTACATTTGCCCATGAACTCGTACAAGGAATTTCGGGAATGTATGGAGTCCGAGGAGCCAATACGATTACAATGAAACGTTGGGCAGAGCATTTCAATGGTAACTTGGGTGTAGCTTTGTCCGACACTTTTGGAACCTTTTCGTTTTTAAGAGACTTTGATATATATACCGCTAAACTTTTTGATGGAGTTCGCCAAGATTCTGGAGATCCAATTTTTTGGGGACATAAAATAATAGAGCATTATAAAAAGTTGGGTATTCCAACCAGTAACAAGCGATTGGTGTTTAGTGATAATCTCAATGATGAAAAGTACATTAAAATTCACAACTTATTTAAGGATATTGCTCAACCCATCGGAGGAATCGGCACTTTTCTTAGTAACAATGTTGGAGTAAAACCATTAAACATGGTAGTGAAATTGAAACGTATCAAAAAAACAAAAAATTCGGAGTGGATTGATGTAGTGAAGCTCAGTGATGACCCAGGAAAAGAAATCGGTACTCCAGAGGCAATAGAACTTGCTAAAAAAGAATTAGGCATAAGTGCTTGACTTTTTATAAAAGTGGAGTATAATGTCAGCATGATTATCAAACTCCATTGCGACTGCGGACAACCCATCGAAGTAGAAGCCGAACAACACGGACAATCCTTCAACTGCCCCTCTTGTAATAAGGATTTGATTGTCCCCGATTATAAACCATCCCCGCCCGTTATTCCTCCACCCATTCCCGTGACAGAACGAGTGAAGATAAAGGAAAAGCAATCCCACGCCGGTCCTATTGCCTTGTTTCTGATTGGTCTAATCCTTACTCCCTTCACCTGTGGCATAGGAATACTATTCATTGTCGTCGCCATCATTGCCGACCTACTTACTCCTATCTACAAATCCATTTATGTCTGCGGTCAGTGTGGCAACTCCATTTCCTCGGTCTCTAAAATCTGCCCAGTCTGCCATATAGAACTCATTGATCCTCGCCCGTGGTGGAAGTTTTAGAAAAATAGGGTTATGAGTGTGAAAATGGAACACAAATACAAACAAATGAAAAAATCAAAAAAACCAGAACCATTACGGATGTCATATGAAACGTATGCTTATCTCAAATCTCTTCTTGAAAGAGAAATGAAGTTATTAGACCACGATTTAAAAATAGCGTATAATTTCATTCCCAAAGAACCATATGAGCGTGGAAAACTTTCGGGAGTAGATAAAGCTAATAACATCTTTATAACTGAGTATTCCAGATTAAATGCCATGTTAACCGAACTTTGGAAGGTTGCTCAAGCAACTTACAAAGATCACCCAAATCTTGAAATGAGAAGATTTTGGGGACTAAAAGAGTGAATCTATTCAATATCAGAAATACGTTTGAGACCAAGGAAGCCAAAGGCTGGTCAGAAGTCTATTTCTGTGTTGATCTGCATGGCACTATAATTCCTCCTGGTAAAGATGCCAGCGATAAAACAGATGCCTTAAAGTTTTATCCAGATGCCAGAATAGTTCTTCAATGGTTGAGTCGCCGCAAAGACATAGTAATGATTTTGTGGACTTCTACGCCTGTTGATCGGCTTGTTCCGATATGGCAATGGCTAAACAATAATGATGTTTATTTTGATTATCTTAACAGAAATCCTCACGCTAAAGATACTCCTAGAAGTGACTTCTCCAAAAAGTTTTATGCTAATGTTTTATTAGACGATCATGCCGGCTTTGAACCAATGACTGACTGGACTAAAATAAAACAAGAACTGATTGATATTGGAGAGTGGGATAAAACTTGACATTCCCCCGCCAATATGATAAGATTGAAAATATGAATAATAGCAATACACCAAATCCAAATGAGCGAACTCCTGTTGTAGAGTTTGAATATCCTGATAGCACCACCGGCAAGATGAAAGTACGTTATCTTCGTGTCATTGAAGCCAATGGCCACTTTCAATACTACAGTGCGCTGGAATAGGACTTCTAATTCGTCTTTTTACTTATGAAAATCCTTTTGGTCATACAGCAGATAACAAAGATATAAAGAAATCCACAAAGATGGCCAGATTAATTGGATTGTTAGCTCTTCCTTGGATGTGGCTTCTTACGGGATATATTATCCATAAAATGTTATAAATGGAAATTTCACTTGCGATAGTAGGAACGGCGGGACGCCAAGATGATGCTAAAAAATTGTCAAAGCAACATTTTGAAGCAATGTATGTTGTAGCAGAAGGTTTAATAGACCAACTAAAAGAAAACAATTACCCGATTACACATTTAGTTAGTGGAGGCGCTGCGTTTGCGGATCATGTAGCAGTAAGATTATTTCTTGATAAGAAAGTTGCTCATCTTCGTCTCTTTATTCCTTGTGAATTTGTCGGCGGTTCTTATAGAGATAATGGGGCGGGAGATCCTTTCAAAAATCCTGGGGGGACTGCCAACTATTATCACAAACAGTTTCAAGTAACTACTGGGATAAATTCCCTTACTGAAATACAGATAGCAAGTTCCGAAGGAGCAGAACTAATACCTGTAGCAAGGGGATTTTATGCAAGAAATGCACTTGTGGCAAAATCAGATTTTCTTTTAGCAATGACATTCGGTAAAGGTAGGGAAGTCAAGGATGGCGGCACGGCAGATACAGTACGCCGTTATCTTGAACGAGTACGCAAAGAAGGTTTTTTCAATAAAAGTTTCCACTATAATCTGGGTGATGGACAGATTTATGAAGGATGTACTACGCCATCAAGGGAAAAAGAAGATAAGGGAGGACCATATACAATACCTCAATATCTTCATAAGTTAAAGAAAGTCAATCCATGAGTACTATTATCAAAGCACCGTGGTCAAAGGAATTTGTAGATATACTCAATGCTTATCAACAAAATCCCGACGCTCATCCATATACTTGTGAACATTGTCGAAATATTTACGGCACCCGTTTTATTATAGATGAAAATGGAAAATTGATAAAAGAACCTTCTGACTTTAAGCCTTGGGAAGGGGATAACTGGAAGAAAGTAATTTTCAAGGAAAGAAAACTAGTCGCCACTAGAAAGGGATGGGTATGCAAGACCTGTAATAATATCCAAGACTGGTGTTATGATTTCTCAATATTATGAGTTATACCACCGAAGAAATAATCTTTGCGGCATCCTTCTCAGAAGCATTTTGTCTTGCTATGAATCGGCCAAGGCTCTTCATTCGATGTTCAATTGATTCAAGCATTTCTTTTACTTCGTTTATATCAGCCTCATAATCCTCTTCGCCCCACCCATAATCCTCTCTATACACATTGAGAATTTCTGGATTAGAAAGAAACTCAGTCAGGGTTTTCTTTATTGTCTCCAAAGTTTTGAGGCTTCTGATGCGATTTAGATCAATCATATAGATCGTTATTTTTATAATCCTTCCTCCACCAGATAAGGACAATCGGCAAAAGTATGCAAAATGCAAATGCCAAATCAACGAGGTTTTTCATCTTTTCCCACAATTTTTTCATATTTTTCATCCGGCGCTGCGGAAGCAATAAGGCCAAGTACTACGCCAATAAATATCACAATAATGAAGAAAGCTGGTGAGGGAATTTTAGTCAATACAGAAAGAATGCCTCTCCATAGAACAATCACTATTAGACCAAGGACAAGAGTTGAAGCCATTTGATCCGGCACCACCACGAGAACTCGTTTTAGATATTTTATCATACCATATTCTACTGTACTTCGAGAAAAATGTCAACTACGGACTTGACTTTTTTCAAAAATGGTGTATGATATTCCGCAATGGCAGCAAAATGGCATTTGGCATGTGATGAATGCGGCAAAAAGGAGTCCTTTAATGACGCCAAGGACATTATCTTTGCCAAATGGAAGATCATTGCCTGGAAAGTTCCATCGGGGGAGCCAAAAGTGCTCTGTCCTGATTGTGAATATGGCAAACCGAAGAATAAAAAGAAAAAATAAGCTATGAAAACACTTAAACTAATCTATGAATTTTTGTTTGATAGATGGGAACAAACGATTTGTGAAAGGGGGACAGAAAAAACAGGAGCGTATCGGGGCGGAATGTGGATGGCAAAGATCAAAACTCAAACATATTTAGATAAACTATTTAACCGATATGGTGAAGAAGGATTGCAGAAATACGGAGAATAAGTATATGAAAAATAAATGGATTACAACACAACCCGTATCTCCTAACGATACAATTTTCGATGATGCTCCTCAACCCATCAAATGTCCTGAATGTTATGTTGGGTATTTGGATGTAATACATGATCAGTACGGTTTGCATATGAAATGTCCTCATTGCAAATGGGATTCTGCTAGTTTATACAAAACCAGAAACAGATACGGAAATAAATGAATACTTTAGCTGAAAGTCAAATATCTCTTGTCGCAAGGTTGAGTAGAATATCAAATCTCAGTAACCTTCTAATGTTTATTGTGCCATCACCCACGGATGTTTCACAAACACGGGATATAAAAGATTATGTGAATCATTCAAGTCGGGAATAATTAAATATCTATTTGTGTCAAACTCTGTCGACTGTACCGACAGTAAAGTTTGGGATTATTTGGAGTTTCTTCCTAATCCTTTTGATGACGCCACGGGTACTAGCGGACTTAGAGCACATACAGAATGGAATTTTAAGAACAAAGTAACTTACGTTGATGTTTCTCCAGTATTTGCCCAAGCAATCAAATCCATTCACATGGACGAAAGTATTAGCTCGCTATTTGTATGAATAAAAAACTAATTCTCCTGTACTTAGTCAAGGCAGTTTGTAGAATAAATCGCTGGATAGATGAAACATGCGGTGCTCCCTTGATGGTACTTGGTATGTGCGCTCTGCCCGCTCTTCTCGCAGAGGGAATATTGGCTCTGGAGAATGTTGACAATGGAAACGGAGTCACTCTTTTCAGATTTATATGGATATGGATCTGGTTAACTATCCGATTAGGATTGTTATTCAACTTTATGTTCTATCTCGGATGGGAAATTAAAAACGGATTTGAAAAAGCAAGTAGATGGGCAGGAAAATATGAAGATAAAAATAGAAACGAATGAATTTCCGGCAAGCCAAAAAGATTCTCGACAATGATAAAGAACTCAATCTTGAATTATTAGCACAAGCTCACATCGAGGAACAAAAAAGAGCAAATAAGCGTCGAAAAGGAACTCCTGGGGGAATGCAACGTTCTTTCGATGCTTGGATAAAACTAAAAGCTCGAGAAAAAGCCGAAGAAATTTGGCGGCAAAGGATTGCAAAGGCATGGAAGAGGGTTAAGAAATGATGGATCTAAAAAACACTTTATTACAAGGCGGCGGGATTGCCGCCTTGGTTGCTATTATAGTCGGCGCTTGGGGGTATATCAGATCCATATGGAAATACATTGTAAATATTTTCATAGGAGAATCAATATTGAAAGATGATGCTGCAAACGCAACGGTTGCATTTTCATTTAATAAAGCAATTAGATCTCCATTGGGAATGCGAGTATTTGGTGGGTATGAAAGTTATGTGCATCCTAAAAGATGGTCTGAATCTATCGTGTATGAAGGAATAACCTCTGATCCTATTCTTGTCAAATACAATAAACGATATGCATTAGTATCCCTAGCTGGTGGGGGAGAAAAAAGTTCCTCGTCGAATATTGGCGAGTACAATGACAACATGGCAAATGTGGTAAAAGTACGTTATTTACGATGGTTCTTTGATATTGAAAAGTTTATTATTGAAGCTGTAGATTTCTATAACTCGGAAAAACGACAACGAAATGGAGACAATAATAAAAAGAACAAGCACACTCGCTTCAAGATGGTCCGCTATTCAGGTCGTGGATATTCCCTTCGTGAAGATGGTAAACCACCCGAACCTACTGCGGGGAACTCACCAGCCACATCAAAAGGTGGTAATAGAATAGAAAATTTGATTATGACAGGTGTGTTTCGTTTGTTAAGATGGAACCGAGAAGATTTACAAATGAAACCCGAAGATGGTCAGTCACCTTTTACTGGTTATCCTTTTCCTGACGAAGTAGGAGAAGCAATCAAAGAGTTAAACTGCTGGTTGAATAATGAGAAGTGGTTTAGATCAAAATCTATCCCGTGGCGCAGAGGATGGTTGCTTTATGGTCCTCCAGGCACGGGAAAAAGTACGTTAGTGAGAGCATTAGCAATGTATTTCGATTTGCCCGTGTTTATTTTTGACCTTTCTTCTATGACTAACGATCAATTTGTAAAGTATTGGGAAGAAATGCTATCAAATACCCCATGCATTGCTCTTATTGAAGATATAGACTCTGTATTTCATGGACGCAAATATGTTGGTAGCGAAATGCAAGGTATTCCTCACATTACCTACGATTGTATATTGAACTGCATAAGTGGTGTTAAACAAGCCGGTGGCGTATTTATGATAGTCACCACCAACTTTGTTGATAAAATGGATACAGCCCTCGGCGTGCTTGATAAAGATGGAAAAAGTTCTCGTCCTGGGAGAATAGATAAAGCAATTCATCTTGGCAATATGGCAGAACCACAACGAAAAGTGCTTGCCAAACATATTCTTTCTGATTACCCCGAGTTAGTTGAAGAAACTGTTAAATTAGGTGATGGCGAAACGGCGGCTCAATTTCAAAGTCGGTGTGCTCAAATTGCTCTTTCTAGATTCTGGACTGATAGCAAATTTTTGGATAAAAAACCTATCGAAGTGGTACATTTCGAGAATAAAGAAGAAGAGGAGGAAGAAGGATATGTAACCATTCCTCCTCCTCCTAATAATCCCTCCGCTGAATTTTATGTTGGTGATGACTATCATGTAGTTCGTCCCGCTAAAAGAGTCTCTTGACAAACTCCAAAATTAGTGTATAGTGTATGGCATATGAAGAATGCCGCATATTTTTGCCATGATGACTCGTTCTCAAGGTAGAAACCTTAAGTTTTGGACTAACCAGAAAGTTGCCGTAGAAAATCCTCCCGTGACTTCGGCGGCGGCTCTCGTCCTATTGATAAAGAAATATCTTCCTCTTGACAAATCCATTTACACCGATTCACGAATGTCTCGTTTGCGGAATAGTTGGTTAAAAAAACAAATGAAAACGCCCGATGAAGAAGGCGGACTTACGTGTGCTATTTGTAAGAGAAAGGGATTAAAGCCTCATTCATCCAATAAAAAGAAACTGGCGACTTTGGATCATATTGTAAATATTCTGGATGGGGGATCATGGAATGACCCGAGCAATTTTCAAGTAGCCTGTGTTCAATGCAATACGTGGAAAAATGTAGAAAAGCAACGCCGTAAAAAATTGGCCTTGACTTTTTATAAAAGTGGTGTATAATGGTTAAAGAGCATGAGCAGTCGGAAAAAATATGACGTAGAGCGTGCTGAATTGGATGTAAAACATGCCGAATCCAGAATGAGAGAAGCTCAATCTAATCTCGAAGAAGGATATAAAAAAGGACAAGCTCAAATAAAAGAAGCGCAGGCAGATGCAGAACGTGACTATAAGCGATTAAAAGAAGAACTAGAATGAGCGAAAATTGATTTCGAAAAAGAAAAATCAAATCTCAACTTTTGCAAGGAAGCTTTAGAAAGAGGGTTTGATGACGATTCTGAATCTTAATAAATGTAAATAGAAACATATGAAAAGTAAAACTCTTTTTTGGCTCGCCATGCTCGCAGCAGCAGTGTGTATGGTTGCATGTATTGGCAATATACTCGAACACAAATACTTTATGGCAATAGTAATGGCTGCCTGCATTGGTATCAATTGTTACATCGCTAAAATTAGCTTAAAATGAAAGGATAAAACTATATGGGCGCATGGGGTACAACTGAATTCGAAAACGACACTGCATTAGATTGGGTGGGACAAGGGCAATCTCAATACTCCTTTAGTCTGTAAATACTGTCTAAGCATATTGTGATGAACATAGAAGTATTGAGTACCTCCGAAGGTGAGGTTTACGCTTCGGTAGGAGATCTGTTGCTTCTGCTAAAAGATGCCAAAGAACATCCTGAAAAATATAATGAAGAAATGGTGACACGATTGGCAGAAGAAATCTTGGGAAAAAGAGAAGTAAAACCAGCAATAGAGAAACCTTTTTGATACTAATTGAGAAAGTCCTTGACTTTTTACAATTAGTAAGGTAGATTGTGGACACATATGAAAGATCAATCGCCAGAACCAGTCGAGTTGTTGGGAGCAAAATGGATTACGGACTACCCCGGCACTCCTGCGGGGCGCATTGTACGAGGAATGCTTGTATGTACTAATTGTCATCAATCTATATATCCCGGTGGCGGAAGCGATAGCGTATCAAGCGATTGTGCGCTGGCAGTTTATGGAACAAATAATCCGAGGAAGCCGACGAATTTTGTCTGCCCTCAATGTCGAGGCTTATTGAAATAATATGAGAATCCCAAAAAGAATAAAAGCCATTGAACTCAAACCTGGAGATATTCTCCGGTTAAATAAAAGACCAGAATACGGAGTTTATATTGCCAAAGTTGTTTACTCTCCAAAAGGGAAAGTATTGGCTTATTCCCGTTGTGGCAATAATCCTGTTACTGGTGAGGGACTTTTGGCTAATCAATGGGTTACAATTCTTGTGGATGATGGAAACCGAAAAAAGAGTATGATGTAGAAACTCTTACTAATTTCTTCTGGGAAATCGCCACGCTTGCTAGTAATTACAATGCAATTACTTCAAATGATTTTGAAAAAGCATTAAGGAAAGTTGATCCCGAGTGGTGGAGAGGTAATCCCGAAAATAATATGGAGTGTGGTTATGCGGGTATATGTTCTGATACTAATGGGAACCCCGCCGATTCCTCGCCCGATCCCAACTAAATAATGACAATTGAAATATGAAAGAGAAAATCATAATTCATGGAGCCAATTTCAAAGCTTCTGTGATGGTAGATCCTTCTATTTGTCAGAATATTTACATGGAAGCCGCCACTCGGGTAATGGAAAATACATTTGGTCACGGACCTGATTCGGAACTATCAGATGAATTCAATATTGAAATGGAAGATGATGATTTGCCATCTTTAGGGCCTATTATGTGTTGCCATAAAGAAGGAATTAGTATGGATGATGAAAATAATGCGTATTGGGTATTTACCGAAAGAGTTGCGGAAAATGCTGGACTTCCAGAAATAGTAAAAATGTGCATAAACGCTCGTGAAAAAATGACAAATGAAAACTGATTATAAACATACATTTCATTGTAATTGTGGAAAATCTATCACAGTAGAGCTTTCTTCGAATAATTCATACAATGTAGGAGAAGCCGTTGATAAAACTGGATGGACTTACGGAAGCTGTGAATATACTCAAAGAGCCGTTTGGTTATGTCCTGAATGTGCTGAGAAAGCGAAAAAATTAGCAAAAGAATTGTATGACTTAACTGGAACTCCATATTATTATGTGCGTTCTCTTTTGGAAAAAGAACTTGTAGACAAATGGTCTGATGAACATAAATGATAGTTATTTATATGACAATTGTAGAAACACTTCGCAAACTGAAAGGAATAGATCCATCTCGAACCTATGGCGTTTCAATTAGACAATGGTGGCCTTACTATCAATCAGATCTCTCAGCAGAGGAGGCAGATATATATGTAAATCCTCCAAGCGACCATTATACTGCTCCTACGCTTGAAGAAGCTTTTATTAAAGCGTCTATTGCAATTCTAAATGCGAAACCGCAAGTCCACGGTCATTAAGTGAAAGAACAGATATGAAAAAATATTTCGGTCTGACAATATGGCTGATTGTTGGTTCGGTTATTTCCCATTCATTCTTTCGCCATTATGGGGTGTCCGCTTCTATAGTGCAAGGATCATCAATGGAACCAACTTATCACAATAACCAAAAGGTGTTTGTGAATGCTTGGACTCTTCTCTGGCGTAATCCTTATAAGGGCGAAGTAATTCTTGTTCGGGACTCACAAGATGGTAAAATTGATATGAAGAGGATTGCCGCTGTACCAGGTGATTTGGTAAATAAATCCGGAATAAACTCATACAAATTGAGAAAAGATGAATACTTTGTCTTGGGTGACAATTCAAAAAACAGTTATGACAGCCGTTATTACGGGCCAGTTACACGCAATCAAATCCTTGCTGTTGTAGAATAGTTTATGCACGTAGATATCTCAAAAATAGATACGACTCAATTCATGATTCATGAGCATATCGTGAATGGAGAAATCCTATACCTTGTTCAGCCTCAGTTTATAGGAGTAAAATGGACTCAAGCCAACAAAATATTCAGGTCAAGTGTGTGGAATAATGATGGAGAACTTGTTTCTGGTGCATTTCCAAAATTCATGAATTGGGGAGAGAATCCCGAACATTTTCCTGTCCCCACTTCTCTCAAAGATGCCGTCATCACCGAGAAAATTGATGGCTCTCTTCTCATTGTATCAAAATATAAAGGCCAAATCATTCTTCGTACTCGTGGTACTTCGGATGCTCGAAAACTTGAGAAAAACGGGTATGAATTGGAAATCTTTGAACAAACCATATTGCCAGTGGTTGAATCAATGATGTTTTGTGAAGTAGCTGGATTAGACACTTGGAGATTTTCAGTTCTTTTTGAATGGGTTTCTCCAAAGCAAAGAATAATTCTTAATTATGGTGATCAACCCGAATGGTATCTTGTTGGAATTGTAGATCATAATGACTATTCTATATTTTCTCAAGAAATGTTGAATGGTTATGCCTTGCAGCATAATTTTAGGCGTCCTCCTGTTTATACTTTTCCCACCATTGAGGATTTAATGTCAAATGTGGAAGCATGGAAAGGCAAAGAAGGAGTTGTTATTTATTCCAATCAAGGACAATCTTTACATAAAGTCAAAGGATTTTGGTATCTTGCTCTGCATCGTATGAAAGAAGCTCTTTCATCAATAGATAAAGTTATTGATGTATGGTATGAGCAAGGTGAACCATCATATACTAATTTTGAGGCTTATATTACCGGACAATTTGATTACGAATTATGGACTCAAATTCGTCCGGAAGCCAGCAGAATATGTGATGCCGCTAAAGATGTTCAACAAATAATTGCTGGTATGCAAAAGTTTGTTGATGAAACTCTAAAACCTTTACCAACTCGCAAGGCACAGGCAGAAAAAGTATTATCTAGTTACGGAAAAACGAACAGAAGTCAATTTGTATTCAAACTGCTTGACCGGAAGCCTCTTGGGGACGAAGATAGGAAGAAACTTTTGTATCAATGCCTCAAAAAACAGTCAGTTAAATTCTTACAGAAGTGTGGTAGAGTTGTCGTATGAATAAAAACGCTACATCATCGAATGTATCCTATATCATTGTGTATGGGTGTCCTGAAAATCCTCCTGTAGGTGAGACATCTGCTTTCCTAAAAGTTGGAGTCACGACTGATCACGGAATGAACAAAAGGTTCGATGACTATCTTGGACACTATCCGGACAAAAAAATGTCTGATATTCATACACGACAAATCAAGTACGATCTCTCCCTATTCAGGCTAACAAAAACCAACACTTTCCTGATAGAAAAAGTGGATGGAAAAAATGTCGAGCCAGATGAATTCATTCACAAAATGCTCCGTCTCAAGGGTTACAAAAATCCAGATAAAGGTGATGCCAAAGGCAAGCACAGGACCAGTGAGGTTTTTATTGATCTTCCGTGGAATGTGGTAGATGATTGTATTACAATCGCTATTAATAACTTTTGGAACTGGAAATCTTGTAAAAAGGTTCTTTCTGCAAACAAACCTTCTCTCCATCTTTATCTCTGGCAAGCATGGAATATTGCAAAACGAGCAGATGTCAGAAGAGCACTCCCGAATGAAGATGTAATCGCAGAGTTTTCATGTCCTCGGTTCGGCAAGACTATCCGAGAGTTGTACGAGTTTTACAAGAGCGATAGAAACTTGCTTGTCCTTGTTCAATATAACCTCAGTCCTGTGACATCCTTCTTCACTGAGATTGAGTCTTGGGCAGAATTTGCTGAAATAGAGACTTATGATGCCACCGATTCGTTGGTGGAGATAAGTAGCCTTCCTCCTGATCTTACGAATGGGAAGAAAGTTATTGCTATATCCTTGTGTGGAGAGAAAGACAGGGATAAGAATGAAGAATTCTGTAAGTACCTAAAACTTCACGCCGAAGCATCTAAAACTATCATCAAAATGGATGAGGTAGATTTTGGTGCCGCTACAGAGAAGAGCAAATACAAGCTAGAAAAGATCAAGAATTCACTCAAAGGAGTGAAAGTTGATATTTTCTCTGGAACCGGCGAGGATAAAGTCAATTTTAAGATGGAGTTAGATGACAGGGTAAAAGCATCTGCTATCAGAACTGGCTATATCGAGTTGCTCCTTATCAAACGGGGCACTCATTATCTGTTTACTCCGGAATACCGACTTTCTCTCGATCCTTCGAGGAATAAGTTCGAAATTGAATTCCTTGACAAAATTGGTGCCACTAATTATCGCAGTCCCGAGGGGTTGATTAAACCAGTTTTTTTCGGACTCAGCGTGGGCGATGATATCTGGAGAAATATTGACAAAGTTCATAATGAAAAAGGAGATTATGATCCTCGTCTTGGATTTGCTTATGGCAAGATCAACAAAATGCCATTCAAATATGTTACTGTCCATCAGAACATATGGAGACAATTTCTTGGTGTTGATAAGTTAGCCGGCGGGCGACTTGACTACAAGCAATTTACTGCCGGCAAACCATTGCGAGTTATTCTAACATGGGTAAGTGCTGGTGGTGGGATGACTAAGGAAAAACTACACGATCTTACCGATGTCGTAGGCAATGATCCGGATATAGCTAAAGAATGGTTGGTCGTTCCCGTTTGTGGAAAGAAAAAGTGGGGAGCGTTTAGCAAAGGTGGAAAAACTGCCACAAATAATCGCAATGCAGAGCGATTTGCTAATACCTGGATTGACCGTGCTAAAAAAGAAGGAAAAGGTGTCATTTTCTTTGCTATGATATTGGCTCAACGAAGTTTCAGCGTATCTCGTATTGATGCCATAATGTTCTATCGTGATGACCTTCCTGCGGACTCTGCCGAACAGAAATTATCACGGGTTCTCACACCTGGTAAAGATTTCTATGGAGCAGACAAAAAGTGTGGATATATCTTTGATCTTTCTTTGACACCAAACTCATCTGTCATCGAAAACTATATCTTTAGCGAAATCAATGAGCAGGCAAGAAATGGCATTTCTGCCAAGGTAGCTGCTACCAAGTTCTTTGAGGTTATTGATGTGTTCCGAATGAACCAGCTTGGCCTTGTTGAGAAACAGGTAACGTTTTCGGATGCCGACTTTACTTCCTATGCCAAAGCATGTCGTACAATGTATGCTCGGACAGAAATCCGTGATATGGTTCTAGCTATGGGAGATATGGGTGCTTTCATGGACTTTGTTCGATGGGCGTCTACCAGGAAATCTCTCACCAATCAGCAACGGGATGTGCTCAAAGGGTTTGTTAAAGGTGCCAAGCTTAATGATGGAAAGATAACTAAGCATCACCACCCTTCGGATGAAGATGATAATGCAAAGCGTCCTATAGATGGATTTACTCAGGCAATGGTACTTGCCCGTCGCTTGCTCTATGAGAGCGTTCTTAACATGGCAGCGATTCACTGTTCGGTGAAGAATATCAAGCTGTCAGACATCGAAAAAAATCAGATAAAGTACAGTGACATTCTTGCTACTATCGAAAGTAATCCGACCGCTTTTGATCTTTTTAAGGATCATTTTAAGTTCGACTCGGACGAACAAGCTACAAAGATATTGGGATACATTCAGAGGATGCCGCTGGATGATAAGCTTACTGCTAACCTTCATAGTGTCATTCTCGAAACTGCCTTCGGAAAGGATTGGAAAAATGATGATCTGAATGACTATCTTTACACGGATACTGACGATGGAAAAATCCACACACCAATGAGTCTGGTTGGTGAAATGATGAATAAGTGGATTGCCGTTGCCAGGGGACATAATGACGATCCTCGTACAATGAAGTTTCTTGACCCTCACTGTAAGACGGGTTCATTCTTGCGATGGATACACCAGACACTAAAAGACGATGGAGTATCTGAGGAAAATATTCAGAAGCAGGTAATGGGAATTGAGAATGACCCGGTGTATCTGGTGCTTGCTCGGCATATATCGGGGATTGATAATATCCAGTATAAAAACTTGATTGATGACGAGGAACTTGCTATATTTACTAGCGAGAACATGAAGAAGTTTGATGTCATCGTTGGAAATGCCCCCTACCAAGCACCCGCCAATAAGGAACGTAAAGGCGGTTCTCCCAAGAGCATTTGGGAGAAGTTTGTCCATCTATCTTTATCCTGTTTGAAGGATGGTGGATACCTATGCTATATTCATCCTTCTCGATGGCGTAAGCCCGAAGACGAGTTGTGGAATGTGCTTGGAAGTAAACAGATAATATGGCTTAAAATCTATGATAACGCCGCCGCCACTGACCTGTTCGGAGTAGGCACTACGGCTGATTGCTACGTGCTAAAGAATACCCCCTATATCTCTCCCACCACGGTTATTGACTGTGACGGGAAAGAACATACAATTGACTTCCGAGAGTGGGAGTGGCCTCCCAGTGCTGAGTATGAACTAATCAAATCCATTATTGCCCACGGCGACGATGAAAAATGTGAAGTGCTCTACGATTGCGTTTATCACAACCAGCGAAAAGATGTAGTTAATGGAGAAGAACCGAATGGGGCGTTCGTCAACCCATGTGTCAATCACACCAAAAAGAATGGAATAATTGAATATCTCTATTCCAACACCAAGGAGCGTGGGCATTTCGGTATTACAAAGGTCATTGTTGCAGATAATGGGCATGTGAGACCGATAAACGACAGTGAAGGAAAATTAGGAATGACCGAATGTTGCTTCGCTATAACCTCGGTTGGAAAATCTGACTGCGAGCAAGTATGTAATGCCCTTTCCTCGGATAAGTTTGCTAAGGTAGTGTGGGCAACAAAATGGGGGAATTATAGGACAGAATACAGGATGTTCCGCTACTTTCGCAAAGACTTCTGGAAGGATTTCCTCCCCGCCAATGAGTCACACCCGTAAACATGCCAAACAAGCCATTAAGCAGCGTGGGGAAGTATTTACACCGACTCCGCTGGTTAATGAAATGTTAGACAAGCTCCCGAAAGAATTATTCCTAGATCCCGATAAGACTTTTCTGGATAATTCGTGTGGTAATGGCAATTTTTTAGTGGCGGTGCTTGAAAGAAAAATGCAGAATGGCATATCCCATAAACAAGCACTTAATACTATCTATGGAGTAGAGATAGATGAAAATAATTCCAAAGAATGCAGACAAAGATTATCTCTTGGGAGTCAAACCCCAGAAATATGGACAATTCTTGAAAATAATATTATCACCGCCGATGGTCTCGATCCCAATCACCCCGGTTGGATTAAAGTAGGTTTCTATTGGGATAGAGAAGGATTACCCAAGATCATAATAGACATTATGACTCATTGGAATGAACAAATAAAGAATGGAGAAACATGGTAATAAAATCTTCCACTTGAAGAAATAACTGCTTGACTTTTTATAGCAGTATGATATAATGTTGAACATGAAAGCACTAAAAATTGTTGGTCTAATTTTCTTTGTGGGGTTGATAATTCTTGGAATGACGGGATGTAGCAAACCTCCCCGAGGATTTTACGTATCCCAAAATTCCAAAACAACTTGCTGTTTGGAATTCAAAAATGGTGGAAAAGTTATAATCCGGGATTTGCATTCAATGTTTGTGGATGTGCAAACGTACACAGTTGAGAAAAACGTTGTCAGAATAAACCAGTTCAGATTAGGAGGAGTATCATCCGTAATTGAATTCAGCATAGATGGAAACAGACTAATCAGTGCTAATGGATTACAGTTCAAAAAGGATACTTCTGGGAAAAGTTATACCCCAATGGAACGCATTGCGGAACTCAATAAAGTTAGATCCGAGACTGATAAGATACAATCGCAAATACTTCTTACTAACAAATGGTTAGAAATCAAAAAAGAGGAGCGACGATTATCCGAGATTAGATTTCAACAAGAGTCCCAACGATTAACATGGGAACAAGTTAAAAGATTCGCCGATGCAAAGCGAGTGGCAGATGAAAAAGAAGCTGCACGACTTAAAGCTATTGCGGACAAAGAATATGCGAAAAGAGTTGCTGCGGCATATCTTCCAGTATTCACTAACCAAATTGTTACTATAATGTGTAATGATGGTATTACTTATAGTAATATTTCGCTTGCAGGATCAACTTTGGATGGCATCACTTATCGCATTCCCGAAAAAACCGAAGGAGGATGTATTTCTTATTTAAGAATAACTCCTGAAATCTTGGAAGAATTACATATCAATACAAATCTTGTTGATGTAGCAAGAGATCGTCTCACTCAAAAAACTAACTCACCCCAAGTAATCGTTGTGCCTGTCCAACGTTTACAAGAACGGAGAGCTAATAATGCAGAGAGCAGGGCGGCGGAAGCATTTAGAAAACAATATGGGTTGGATAGATATGGTAAAAGAGTTAAATAATTCACTTGACTTTTCCATCATAATGTCCACAGAAAATAAACATTACAAATGTCCTCAGTGCAAGAGCGAAAATACGGTTATATTTGACCGATGCAGTATTTGTGAAGAACAACATCTTCATATGGAATGTAAAGATTGTGGATATCATTGGAACGAATGGACAATCACCGACAAAAAAGCGTGGTGTTGTGGAGATCCCGATAGATATCCTTGGACACCCTTAAAATAATCCACTTGACATTTTATACAGATGTGGTATAGTAGTATATGAAAATGAAACTCGCAAAGAAATGTTTATTTTGGATACTTTTCCTCCCACTTGGAATGTTGATGTTTATTTTGGACTTTATGGGATGGATAGCTGAATCATACGGTAATTTGTTAGAGGTTTATGAAAGATGGACATTCCTCAAATAAATAATTCACTTGACTTTTTATAAACCCGTGGTATATTGTGGGCATGAATACTAAAGCATTTTGGGTTTCGTATGTTGTGACTGATAGGGGCAGATTACTATTTATGCTCGTGATATTGCTTTTATTCCTTATCCCCATCGCATATTTTCTTCACTTAACAGCACATATGAATAGGGACAATCAAATTATCGGCTTAGCTTCTGCGACTATTGTTTTGTTTATTATTTTTATAGCAAGCTTAATCACTCTTGCCAAAAGCGAAAAACAAACCGAACGACTTCAACGTGATCTGAGTTGGTATCAAACAAATCATCTCTCGAAACAAGGTGCCACAACTTTATGGCCTGGAGCCAAGGGTCAGATGATCGATTATCATCTTTACAGTCTCGATGCTGGCAGAAATTGGTACGCTATTGAAAGGAAAGGTGAGGAAATCATTATCAAAGGTGAAACGGAAAAAATCTATCCAGGTTTATTGAAACACTTGGACAACTGGGATAAGTTATGGAAACATGTTGAAGCCAATGGCCCGCTCAATCCAAGTAAAAGCGAAGATGTCAAGTTTTTGGAAAGTATTGGGTTTACCGTCACCAACGCAGAAGCAAAATAATCATAATATGTGGGTGTTCAACTACATCTTGAAAGTTGTAAAGGATGCAAGCGGGCCATGCATACAAACTCCAAAAGTCAATGTCCGCATTGCGGATATGACTACTCTATTGAATTAGGTATGAAAAAAGAAACAAAAGAACAAACCGCCGTTATACGTTACGATACAATGGTACTTGGTTTTGCTATCGCAGAGCTTGGTGAGGCCATTAGTTCGCAAAAAATGGAGGATTGTTTACGTCATGCTCAAAACGCCCAAAAGTATATCAATGAGTTTGCGAACAATGTAGCTCCTTCACCAGCTTTGACAGAGAAGGAAGCAGACTATTCGGCATCTTTACATACCTATATGCGAAAAGGTATGATTGACAGTCCTTTGGGTAGTATGATGTGGTCTCTTATCAATGAAAGCCGAGGAGAGGCCATTTGGTTTGCTTTTATTAAGGCCGTAGCCAATTCCAAGTATGTTGCCAAGGAAGCCTTTCACGAGGGTATGAAGGCAGCAAAAGAACAACTACATAAAGGTCATAATACTACCGATGACTGGCTTATGTATAGTTGTCTACAAATGTGGGAAGAAGGTTTTCCGGATGCGTTAGAATGGATTGGGGAAGAAAGTTAGTCTAATTATGGACATCAAAAGAGATTTAAATGTTACTTGCACAGAGGGAGACCTTGAAATCCAAATGGGCCGGGTTTTAACTACATTTTCATATAAAGGGCAAGATAAGTTTGTATTCCGAAATGTGGAACTTGACTCTCTCATTGCTTTACTTACTACAGCTAAGAAAGAACTGGATAGTTTCTACAATGAACTGAAAAATCATAAAGAAACTTAAACATATGGGTTGGTCAATAGACATCAAAGTAGATAAACCTATCACAGAAGGAATAATCCAATCTTGCCTGGATGAACTTCCTCCTGTTCTTCGAGAACACTTTGATAATGAGGGTTTAGGAGGATATTCCAAACAATCATGGGGATGGAGTTGTGCGGTAGATGTTAATTTTCCTACGGAGGATGGTTGGTATATTAGTGGAGCATATTGGAGTTGGAAACTCGGTATGCCTTTTGCCAAAGCATTAGCAGCATTGTTAGAAAAGTATGGGTACGCAGTAACGTTGGGAGAACAACTATCTTAACAACGAAACAAAATAATATGAAACAAACATTCAAATTCACGAATAGCAGAATACTGGAGTTTGAAACCTTTGCTTTAAAAGAAGCCAATTATCGTAAAGTTCGTATTCATAATAATGGCGAAGATAGTGAAGGAATATGGGCCTGTTTCTCTGACGAAGGAATAAAGGCATATACAAATGATACATTGCCTTCAAATGAACATACTTTTCCAGCTATTCTTGTCAATAGTGCGCTCTTCTTCTATCCTCGTAATTCATGGGGATTGTATATTCCTGTAAAAATGATGGGGCCGAATCGTCCAGAATGTAATATTGCAGACCTCGATGGAGCGATGATTTTCTGCCAAGAACGGCTTGATGCTGATGCCAAGAAAGCGAAAAGTAAGGGTAAGCTGTCCAAAAATCAAACAAAGAATGGTCGCAAAACAACTAAAACCCATTCAAAATCGGTTTAATTAACATGAGAAAAATCATTGAATATAAGTTAGTCGAAGTGCCGTCTTACTCGGTACAAACTCTCGAAGTAACTGTGAATAATTTGATAAAATTGGGGTGGGAACCTTTTGGTAATCTATTCGTAATGAGTAGTGTAGGAGGCAATACTCTTTGTCAGCCGATGGTTAAATGTACAACCATTGGAGAGGAAACGGTTGGTGGCCCAAGATAAAATATGCCCAAGGTTTTACTTCGGTACATCTGTTCTCAGAAACAAAAACACTTTGATAAGTTGATAAAAATCATTCGTGAGCACCATCTATATGTTATAGGATGGGAAATGAATAGCTGGTTGAGCGGCGAGATTGATATGGCAAGCAGCAAGAAATGGTGCCGTAACTATCAATGAGACTTCACACCCGAATAACTGGACTCAGCATAATATAATGAAAATGGCAGGAGTAATTCAATCCGCTCTTGGCATCCCTCTTTACGAGAAGGATCTAAATCCTTCATGAATAAGAGAGAAAATCTAGGACAAGTTTTCACTCACCCGAAAACCGTCGATTTCATGTTGAGTCTGCGGAAGAACCATGTTAATACTTCTACTTTAGAACCTGCGGCTGGCAATGGAGCATTCAGTAATAAACTTCCTGGTTGCGCTGCCATTGAAATTGATCCAGATATTTGTCCCAAAGAAGCGTTGGCAATAGATTTCTTCACTTATCCTTCCTTCAAATTTCTTACACAAATAGCCAATCCTCCTTATGTAGCTGGAAAGAATATTCTCCTTGACACAAGAATGATTATTGAAAGATCTGGTGGGACGTTATTAAATCACGGGAAAACCAATCTTTATCTCTATTTCCTTGAAAAAATGGCCCGAGAACATATGCAAAGACCGGGTTCAGAGATTATCATCATTATTCCCCGTGACTTCCTCAAAGCAACTTCGGCAATATTATTGAATAAGTGGCTTTATGCGCACGGTACTATTACTCATTATTATGATCATGGTGATAGAAAAATGTTTAAAGATGCTTTTCCTAATACTTGCATTATAAGATATGAACTCGGTGACTATTCAAGAAAAACAATCACAAATGATGGAGTGAAAAATTTTGTTGAAATAGACGGACAACTTCTTTTCTTGAAAGATGATTATAGCGTGCCTTTATCAAATCTATTCACCGTAAAGGTCGGTGGTGTCAGCGGGGCGGATGAAATCTTTGCTGATAATGTACTAGGAAATGAAGAGTTTGTATTCTCGGAAACAAGAACTACTGGGAAAACTCGTAAAATGATATATAACTATTCCCCGGCTATTCCTTACCTAGAATTTTTTTATAAAGAAGATCTCCTCAAAAGAAAGATAAAACACTTTACCGAAGATAACTGGTGGCAGTGGGGACGGGATTTCCATCATTCAACTGATAAGAGAATTTACGTTAACTGCAAGACCAGACAAGCCAATCCGTTTTTTACTCATCCTTGTACAAATTACGATGGCTCTATATTAGCTTTGTTTCTAAAAGACCAATCTCAAGACCCCAAAGCTCTTTGCAATGCCTTAAATAAAGTAAATTGGAAAGATTTAGGCTTTGTTTGTGGCAATAGATATTTATTTTCTCAGCGAACTCTTGAGCGTATTATACTTCCTTCGTCGCTATTTATAGAGTATGCAAAGAAGATATATTCGCAGTAAAGGAAAGACATACCTAGTTAATGTAGTTGGATATGAAGATGGAATTGGTGCTGGGTTCGCTGTAGGTCAATTAGTCCTCAAATCCATAAGTGATAATCATTGGTATGTAATCACCACGAGCGGATCTATTCCCTCGGTGACGACTTATATAAGCCAAAGTGCTTTGAGTTTTCCCACGAGTTCCTACTTTGATTTGAATTATCCCTATCAGCTTCTTGCTTGTGCAGATGGGAATACTTATGCTGTTTATTTAAGTGGTTCTGCTCCGAATGCAGCGTTAGTTATAAGTCAATCAATGTATACTTCGGGAAGTAGTAATGCAAAACCCTATTTATTTCTACAAAACATTACCGATTGCAACTACTATGGAGCATACTTAACAGCTTCGGCGGGACAAATAAGTATGAGTGTAAGTCAAACAATGACATCTCAAAGCTGGGTCAGACCGATTTTTTAATCTCTATTACTGTAAAACTCTTCGAGAATTCGTTTATCTAAATCGTCTAACTTGAATGGTACTAAAATTTTTGCATCCGTTTTTACTGGCCTATCACTTGAATAATCACTGCTTATTCGTATAGGCGGCGGAGAATTTTTCCGTTTACTTTTGGCATATTCGATCAATTCCTGCTCCTTCTCTTCTCTGTCTCGCCTCTCTCTGGCTTCTTTCATTATTGCAGCTATTTCTTCGAGTGATTTTGATTCTTTTTCAATCACCACAGGAGACTTCTCGCTCGGTGAAAAGATGGAATAATAGAGCAATACAATCAGTATCAATACCAAAACAATCAATATTCCCCATTGAACTAACATATATTATTCATCACACCGTTTCCACCATTCTCCATAATCATCATCATCTTCATCTAAATCAGGTAAGCGTTCTGAAATTTTATGGTTGCCTTTCATAATCTCTCTATCATAAAATTCATTTGTCCGTTTTCTTAAATCCTCAAAATCAAGTTCCATTCTGATAAGTTTTTCTCTGGTGTTCTGTAAATGCTTCCACAGCCTTTGAGCATCATGTATTTCTTTTTCACCCTTCTGCCAATCGAGAATAGTTCTGAAATCATCATTCATATATTCTTCTACGTGTTTATCAACTTTTTTGACATTTATTCCAGATTCTTCCAAAATAGCCTCGGAACGCATCATCAACACCACCGCCTCATCCATTAAAGATTTTTGCTTCTTTAACCATTCTTTGCTCCATTTTTTCATATAGTAGCATTATACATATAACAAATGAAAATGTCAACTTATTATATGATATTTTCGACTTGACTTTTATTCATACTGTGATAGAATATTACTTATTCAATTAAGATGACGCTTATCGTTGGTAAGAATAATTTGTAAATAGCCCAGTTAGAAACACTGTTGTTGAATTTGATGGAGAACAACATTTTTTGTGGGGAAGGCATATGAGCGGTCAATATATTACCACCGAAGAAGATTTAGAACTCACACAAAAAAATGATAAAATCAAAAATAAATATGCCAAATCTAAAGGTATTAAGATGATTAGAATATCTTATGAGCAAACTTCCAATATCAACAAAATACTCAATGAAAAAATAATATGAAAAGTTCCAAAATAAAAGAAAGAGATCCCTACAAAATTTTAGGAGTTGACAAAGATGTTAGTGATGAAGATTTGAAAAAGGCTTATAAAACTAAGGCAAAATTATATCATCCAGATGTTACAACAAACGAAATCGAAAAGAAAAAATTGGAAGAAAAATTCAAAGATTTAGGATGGGCGTATGAAATATTAAGCGACCCAAAAAAGAGACAACAATATGACTTAGGTGACACAGATTCTTTTGCTAATATGAACGGATTTCCAAACATGGAAGATTTTCTTCGTCAAGCAATGGGGAAAGATATGGGAGGATTTCATTTTTCTTTTGGGGGGAATCCAAATGTTCACGTTCATACAATGAATGTGATAAGTACTGTGGTAAATGTTTCTCTTCTAAAAGCTCTTTGCGGCGGTGAAGTAACTTTTCCCATTGCTTCAATAGGTACTCTAAAGATAGATATTCCTCCCGGTACTCAGCCAGGAACTACACTTCAAGTCCGTCCCAAAACCGATAAGAATACTCAAATTATTATAAATCTAACCATTCAAGTAGAACTTCCACCGAATCTGTCTCCTGAACAACTGGAACAATTAAAGAAGATTTTGCCTGAATAAATGTCCTTGACTTTCCCCTGGAAAGGTGTATAATAACCGAGAACTAAATATAATATGACAACACAAGAATACTACGACATTACTCCAGATAAAGATGGATGGAGACTCCTTCCTAATGGGAATAGAATTATGCTTGGCGATTATGCCAAAATTGGCAATTATGCCACAATTGGCAATTATGCCAAAATTGGCGATTATGCCAAAATTGGCAATTATGCCACAATTGGCAATTATGCCAAAATTGGCGATTGTGCCAAAATTGGCGATTGTGCCATAATTGGCTATAATGCCAAAATTGGCAATTATGCCAAAATTAAAAATAATCAAACAACAGAAGAATTAAATAAGTATTTTATCAGTACCTATCCAGAAAAATCTATTTTTTGGCATCGTTTCAAAAATTACAACTGAAATATTGTTCAGGAATGAAAATTAGTAAAGTTAATTGGCGTCCTTTAGAAACAAAATATGGATTTAGTGAAAGTGGAAATCTCAACTTCTTCCATAAGGAAGATAACTTTCGTTGTATAAAAATTGATGTTACTAGAGTTACTTTTGTGGAAAGCAAAGAATGAAAAAGATAGAAAGAGTAAAGAATGCCCTGAGGGTAATAATTCCTACTTCGTGGGCAATTCTGTACATTGGTGGTGGAGCGTTTGGCTTTGCTGAATTCGCAGCAGCCAATTCGAGCCATGTTCCACCCTACATGGCTATACTGATTTTCGCCTGGGTTGTGGGTTTCTTCGTGGGTTATTTCATGCTTGAATTTTTATGTAAAAAAATCGTGAGGTTATTATCAGATGATTGAAATTCTAAATCTCAGCAGAAAGCAAATATCCGCCTTTACTCAATGGCTGAGAACTCTGCCCGAAAGGGAAACTGCTTTTTTATACCAATCTTTTGAGCCGGAGCCGATTCGTATTCAGAAGCTCAAAGACCTTTATCAAAGATATTTGGAAGAAAAGTCAAAACGAATATGAAAACAAAACTTAGAGTATATTATAATAAAAGAAAAAACTATTATACAGTTCAACAAAAGGTGTGGTTGTTCTTCTGGGTTAATGTAAAATTTCGAAGAATATGCTCTATTACAAAAGATGTTGTGGTATATTTTGAAAACAAAGAAGAAGCTGTGAACTGTTTTTTTCAAAAAATGAGTGAAATCTATCATGAACAGGAACTAAAAAAATTCAGGAAAGAAATACTGAAAGCAGAAATAAAAGAGAGAAAAGAGCGTCTCAGATTTCCCAAAGATGATAAAGTAGTCTATAAAGTTGCGGTTTAGAATATATTTTCATATGGCGGCTAAAACGTAAATGCAGCAAAGTACAAAAATAATATAAAAATAAATGAAAACTCTATATTCCCAATTCCTTCATCTTTGTCATCGCTTATTCTTTGCGGTGCTTGCCACTCTCGCTGCTCTTTTTCTTTTTTATATGGTCAGCGGCACAGTAGCTTCGGTGGTATTTTGGATTAAAGTTTATGCGGCGGTAGTTATTATAAATTTACTATGGGATGGATTGATTCTTCTTTGGCGACAGTACAAGAAATATAAAGATAGTGATGATAATAGTGGTGGTTTAAAAGAAGGAAATCAAAAATATGCTGGAGTTAGGCCAGTTCCTACAAATATGAAACGACCATCACCGCCACTACCTCAACGACCGCCTAATATATGAAATGGGATTATTCCAATCCAAAATTCCAAAGACCACGATAAAATAATTTACCTTTTGAAGTTGCCTCTTCTCACCGATGAATTGTTTATAGATATATGTATGTATTCTGTGACGGTACTTCTATATAATAAGTTGACATTTTTTCATAATTTGTTATTCTATTCTTTATGAGTATAGAAACAGAAATGGTTGGGCAATTATTTGGGCGATTGATAATAATATGTCGGCATAGACCTCAGAGAGTAAAAGGAGTTTTCTTTCAATGTAAATGTAAATGTGGAAATACTACAATTGTAAGAGTAGATCATTTAAGAGAAGGGCGAGTGAAAAGTTGTGGATGTCTTAGAAAAGAAGTTGCTGCTCAACGGAGTAAGAAAAAACCTTATTTCTGGTTATATGCTATTCTGAAACGAAATGCCAAACACTTTACTAGTAAGAATGTTCAGTTGACATTTGGTGAGTTTTTGGAGTTTATTCACATAAAGAATTGTCATTATTGTGGATGTTCAGTAAAGTGGTATGAATATGATATTTGTGAAAATGGAAAAAGGCGATCACATTCTTATCATCTTGATAGAAAAGATAATATTGTGGGTTATATTAAAGAAAATTGTGTAGTTTGTTGCTCATTATGTAATTACATAAAGGGAGATATGTTGACCTATAGTGAAATGCTTAAACTTGGATCTTTGATAGGAGAAATACAAAGAGACAGAGTTGTTTAGTTAATATCCCACCCCGTTAGATTGTTATTTTTTCAGTCCTTTGGTCTGTCTCATATTTATCTGTCCTGCTCTTAATATGTAAGTACAATTATATTCACATACATTTATTTAGGCTTACGGATGATTTGTTATGAAAAGGTTTGGTTAATTGTAAAAGAACTTCTTAACGTTTTATTTTGACTTGTTTTGACCTATCAATAGATTATAGTAAAAAGCTAAATCATATATAAAAACTCAATTTTGCCCGTAAAAATAACATATTCAAGTGTATAAATATTCCTAAAATGCTCTATAAGCTTTAATGTTGCCATATAGCCACTATGAGCCATTTATAGGCTTAATGTGGCTATTAGGCTATTTTAGACATTATAGATAACATATTGAATAATCCTTTAATAAGCAGTCATTTGGAGAAGTTATTCTTAAAATAAGTCATTTTCACCGAGGGAGTATTTATAAATACATTTTATAAAAATGCTTATTCACCGAGGAAATAAATATAAAAATACTTTTCACCGAACATTTTTATTTTTATATTCTGGTATATTTTTAGGACTAAAATTATTCATATGGACATTGAAATACTTTTTATAACTTTAGGGCTAAATTCACTAATTTCCAAGGGTTTAGAAATAAGAAGTTGACTTTTTATAAAAGAGGGGTATAATGAGGCCATGAAAATTGAAGTAGCTTGTTGTCCTGAATGTAAGGAACCTGCCAAGGGAACATTGGAATTGATTCCTGGGGTAGCCGGCCTGATTGTGAGAGAGGATGGAATGGCTGACTATACTGGATATACTGATTTCAATTATGACGGGCAGGAGTCTGTAATCAGAGATAATATGCACGTACTTATTTGTCCAAGAGGGCATGAGTGGAAGTCAAAGATTTATTTTGACCATAGTAGAAAAGGTCCATCTTCTTAAAAAAACAGTTGACAAAAGCGCCTGGATCGGTATAATAAAGGTATTATGAAACAAGTTGTAAAAAATCTGCCAAAGAGGGAATTCATAAGCTTTGACCAGTTATCCATTCGGGCACCCATTGGGATACGAGAGACAACCAGCGGGAAGAAATACATTCCTTCTTTTGTTTTGCAAGACCGCTTGACAACTCCAACTTGGAATGTAAGTTTTGTCAGTTCTTCTAATTATGGATGGGATACCAAAAGGGACGCTACCCAGCTAATGAGAGAAATTCTGGATGATAGCAGAATTGAGGTTTTTGCGTTTGATACTTTACAGGAACTAGCCAAATGGCTTTTGGAGTGAGAATATGACTTTTGTAATTGAATTTACCGTTAAGCTCAATGGGGGCGTTAATCCAGATGATGTCACCTTTGACATTGATCTTGTAAGGATGACGCCCAAGGATGCCAATAATGAGCCTTGCGGTCATGTCACCGGCTATACTACCACTGAGAATTATGAAGAGTGATTCTTTCAAGTGCCCGCTTTGCGGTGCTGTAATGGAGTGGAATTACGGTAATCAAATGCACCCTCATGATGAAGCCTTTGGGGTTACTGTGTCTTGTTCTAATAATACGGAATGTCACATGGCTGATTGGGGACACGGCAAAAATGAAAAAGCGGCTTATTCGATGTTCCGGCAGAAATGTGGATTTGATGGAACGTATGTGCCAGAGCCAGGAGAAGATGAGGAGGAAACCACTGTAATAGCGGTTAAAGTGGCTGTACCCAAAAAAGTGGTTGCAAAAGTAGATGAAGCCGTTATCGTTAACGCCAAGCCTGACAAGAAAATGGCATCGGTTGAAGGGTTTATCCGTATTGCCAAGATTCCTGACGAGCCGAAAAAAATAATAGACGTGAAAGCAATCGTTATTCCAATCGGGGAGTTCAGTACTAAAGAACTTGCCGAAAAAAATGGGATCGAATATCCGCAAGCGTTCCTTCATCTTAAAACCTTACTTGCCAGTGGTGCTGTTAAATGGGTTCGGGATGAACGTAGAAATGTTAAGGGAAAACCAACCCGTCTATTTATCAAAACGGCTGATTATGTGGCTCCCATAAATACAGGAGAAGTAATGTCGACCGTTGCTCCCCCATCGGTAGCAGTGCTTATGATACCGGAAGGAGATTTCAGTACAAAAGATCTGGCGGAAAAAAATGTCGTTGAATACATTGCTGCGTCATTGTTTATTAAAGCATCTGTAGCCAATGGCACAGTGAAGTTTTCCCGTGAAGAACGAAGAGCGGCTAAAGGACCGATGACTAAACTTTATACTAAGGTCTGAGGTATTAAACGCCAGTTTTTAACCGTGTGCCGTTTCCCATGAATAACGCCACAAACATCGCTTTTTCGTAATTGAAACTTATGAATGAAGTCGTACTGAGTTCCTGTAAATTGCCCTCCAGTTAGGTCATTGGAAAAATTGTGAATAGAAGTATCAAATCGAGGATTACCCTTTCCACTAAACATTTTGCTCTGGTAATAGTCTTTGACAATCCCGCTATTGTGGCGGGATTTTATTTTTAGCATTATATTTGTTTGGTAATCTTACAGTAGCATATCCCGTGCCAAATTCGGTGAAAAAAACTTTTTTTAATTTCCTCTTGACTTCCGCCTAAATAAGCATATAATAGTCGCAGAATGAAAACGCTATTTCGTCTGGAAAGTTTCCCACAAGCGGGGATATATGCTCTTTGTGGCCTGAGCGGAGAAAAATGGAAGAAAATAGATGAAATAAGAAAGCTAATGGAGGAACATTTTGGTAACAACTTGGCCGGCCCGAAACACCCTACTCCTCTTAATGACTCTTTGCTTTTCAACAATATAAAGGCCAAAGGATATAGTACTGATTCTGTATTTTACGGATTCAGTAGTATGGCTCAATTAAGAGCATGGTTTTATTCAGATCCTCTCCTCGAAAAAATGGACGAATTAGGATGCACCCTTGCGGCCTACAATGTCTCTTTGTTAATGAAAGGCAATGCTCAGGCTTGCGCTCCGAAATCAGATTGCAAGCCCGAAAATGTAAAATGGAGAATATCCATCGGGGAATTTTTGAAGTTTTGTATGGGCACCCAGTGAAAGGGCTGGGAGAAGCAAGAATACTAGTAGTACCGCCCTCTCGGTCGTCGGTAAAAGCCCGGCAAGTGCCCAGTCCCAAAAATACGGATTGAGAAAATAATCCCTTGACATTTTCGCAAGTATGTGTATATTGTTTCTATGATTATCAATAAAATCACTACCGGCTTCGTGATTCAAACCTTCGACACGGAGAAAAAACAATATATCTCCCAGGAATTTATTGCTGGGGATGACGTGGATTATGAGGATAAAGAGGAGAATCCAGTTAATTCTAAACTGATGCAATCTCCGGATGGCTCAGAGCCTTATCTGCTTTTTGACATGGTTCAACCGCAAGACATGACCTCTAACGAGGATACTTGTCCCAAACGTGGATCGTCTATGGAAGATGGGCTTTGCAGTGATGAAACTTGCCCGCTTTCTGATGAGCATTGTCCTTACTGCGGCAGCGGCCTTCTCAATGACAAAGGAGAATGCCAAATTTGCGGACTATAAAAATACCCCCTTGACATTTTCCTAAATAGATGTATAGTGTAAAGTGTTAGTGTAGTTAAAACTCAAAAACCAAAACATAGTATGGCAAAGAAAAACAAGAAAAGCAAGAAAACCAAGCAAGTCAGTTCACCCGAAGCCCGTGGTCCTGGTCGGCCCCAATACACTCCTACCTATCCCAAGGCCAAGAAGTGGACTCTGGCTGACTTCTGTGTAGCCAACGGAGTTAATCCGGAAACCGGCAAAGGGCCGAATTGCTCAAAACTGACCTTGATCAAAAACTTGACCCGAGGTCTGTCTGGTCGCAACTCCCTGATTCTCCAGCTTGACGAGTATCGGGAGCCAAATCATGAATCGGGCCTTGGCCGCAAGTGCAACGTTTACAGCCTCCGAGAGAAGGCAAATGTCGACACCAGCGCCAAACCTACCCAGGCCCCCAAGTCCGCCCGGACTGCCAAGCCTACCAAGAAACCCGCCAAAGTCACCAGTACTACAGCGGAGTATGAGGCCACAAAGGCAAGGTTGCTCGCCCCCGAAACCCCGGCTCCCGTCACGGTGCCTGCTGTGAAGGTTGTTACCCCGACTCCGGCTCCTGCCGAGACTCCGGTTCCCGCTCCTGCCGAGACTCCTACCCCGGCAGCCGAGACTTCCGTTGCGGCGTCCTAAGCCGCCCTCTCCAAGAGCAGGCCGGTTGTTCCTCCCGGCCTGCTCTCTTTTTGAAGAGCATAAATTGTGCCAAGCCAAAGCCTTTTTCGCTCTTTTTCCTATTGACTTTTTTTCGGCAATGAGTAGAATGTAAGGCAATGATTAAGCCACAGAAATTGACTTTTGGCATGGGCAATGCCAAACTCGGGAAGCAGGTGGCCATTTTATCCTTACCAGCGGGACACTCCTGCCTTTTTGCAAAAGTGTGTCAAGCAAAAGCCGATAGGATTACTGGCAAACTTACCGATGGAAAACATTCCCAATTCCGCTGCTATGCTACCTTATCAGAAAATTTATTTAAGAATGTCCGGGCGTCACGGTGGCATAATCTTAAACTACTTCAAGCACAAAAGACAGTAAAAGAAATGGCTTATTTGATTGAACGATCTATACCGGACAAAGTAACCTATGTCCGAATAAATGCCTCCGGAGATTTTTTCAATCAAAAATACTTCGATGCTTGGTTACTTGTGGCAAAGCGAAATCCCGACCGTATCTTTTATGGTTACACAAAAGCTCTTCCCTTCTGGATTAACAGAATCAAAGAAATACATCCGAATTTTCGCCTTGTGGCATCGGTAGGTGGTACTCATGATTGGTTGATCGAGCCTCATAACCTAAGACATTCTAAAGTAGTTTTTTCAGAAGATGAGGCAAAACAGATGCACTTACCGATAGACCATGACGATAGCCATGTATGGAATTATCACGGCAACTTTGCCGTTCTGCTACATAGTACTCAACCAGGGGGAAGCCTGGCAGCAAAAGCCTGGCATCAAATCAAGACAAAGGGTAGAGGCGGATATAAGGTAAGCTATTTTGAGCATTATGGGAAATCCAAAAAATCTGTATTAGTGTCCGTTATCAAAATTTCAGGAAGAGAAATATTTTCTTCAAGGCGAGTCAAGAATCTTTTCAAGCATAGCAATAAAACTTATGCCTAAGAAAAGAATTCCTTATTATGTGATAGCTGGCTTTAGAACAGAAGAGAATGACTATCTTTATTGGAAAAAGGAAGGGGGATGGGGAGGGGTAGAGGAAGCAACCATATACTTTTCTATTCATTCCTGTTTACGATCCCCCCTACCCACAGGAGCCACTGAGATTGTGGAGTTCTCCCCCAATGGCGTAAAATCCTTTCCCATTTTTGAGGCCGAAAAAAATTCTGAAAAAAGTTATTGACAATTTCCACAAAGCATGTATAGTTGAAGGTGCAAGATGAGCGTTGGATCTGGAAAATGGTTCATGGGTTCATCCGACATAAAGTGTGAAAGCTGGGCGGTACGTGTCGTAAAATAAAGTTAACTGCCTATTCTTAGAAAAGAAAGCGCCACAGGTGATGGCGAGAGTGATATGAGCGCAATATCCAAGTTGTCAAAAGGAAATACCTGAGACAATATCACCCCGGATTTAAAATATGAAAAGTAAATTTAAACTTGTCGATCAAACTCCTCAAGAAATTCCCGAAGTAGTTACATGGGATCATGTGAAATCACACGAAGGAATTTGGAAAATTGACGGAAGTTGTTCTGCCAATCTTTTTGTCACTCTCCGTACAAAAAGCCCCGTCGCATCAATACCTTTGATTACATTGTGGGTTAGTGATTATGCCACATTACCCGCCGATGAAAACTGGCGAGGATGTGATTTTGTTCCCGTCAGAAATAAATCGCTTTCAATTACATTTTCCCCTTGACAATTTCCGAAAAGTACGTATAGTGGAGAATGATTTGACGGCGGAATGAGTAGAGAATAGCCAACGGTGAGACGCTACATCGTCAATAATTTATTCTTTGAACGTAAAAGTGCGGTCGTGGCATGGATCGAAAGATTCAATGCGAGGATCGAACGTGACTAGTCCCGAAGGGGGCTAAGAAAAAATACATTAGCCTTAAATCGTTTTTACACGTTCATTGTTTTGCTCTTTGATTCTGCAATGGTGAATAATCAAAAGGGAATGTCGGCAAAGCCCAGGACTAGAAACGCCGCACAAAAAATACTCCCACCGTTGCATTAAACAATTTCGGGTTAGCTCCCGAGACACCGCATATAAGGGGTGACAAAATCTGCGAGGCTGAACCTTTGTAGATACAAATCATCCGCCCGTTCAGGGGAAAGCGATCCACTATAGGATCGCCGGTGATTGTAAAATTTGCCTCTTGCTCCTTTAGTTAACATAACACCTTCACTTGGGGAGTGAATCTTGAAAAAGAATCCGTAAAAGGATTGGCATTCGTCCATTTAATAGGGTGTAGGAGTGAGTGCGCTGGCTTGCCGCTCCCTTGAAAGCGAGATAGTTCAAAGCCATAAATAAAAGTACCCTCGCCCCGAAAAATGGATATGGGATTGCCCGTCGTGGAGTCTGTCAGGGAACGGGCAGTCCCTGGTTATAGTCCTAGGGGTGCATGAAAGCCCGGTGATTACAGACAGTCCTTTGGAAACTGAGGATTGCCTTTAGTCACCGGGCTTTGGCATTTATTTGACGAAAAATGGACTGACATAAACCTTATCTTACGAAAAGTGGATTGATATAATTCTTATCTTACGAAAAATGGATTAACTGGCTTTCCGTTTATTGGTATGCTTTTTCCTTCAAGTACTAATAAAATAGTACTTTGTACTTATTAAGCAAAAAATTCAAATGTTCAATTGATGATTATTTATATTCCTAAAAATGTTCTTCCTTGTGGTATGCTCGGTGAGATATACTACTGGAAGGGTACTACGTAAGTCTGTTTTCTGTTATTTCAAAGAGAACTGGAGGTGCTGTAAAATAACCAGAATATGGAATTAACTCACTTTCAATATGAATTGGATCAATGTCATTTTTCACAAATCTAGTGGCAATTGCTGAATTGATATTATCAATTATTTTTCGAGCTTCATCTACATTACTGCATAAAATTCGTTTTGTGTAATCACCATTATCAGCCATACCGCTATTATACTGATAATAATAATATTCTACTTCATACCTTTTCATAGATATCAATGTCTCCCTCTCGTAATTTTATGGCTTCTTTTCAATCACCACAGTTAATCCTCTTACTGCCTTAAAGGTAAATTCCTGACATCCTACCACTTCTTTCAATTCCCACATATTCATGAACATCATCCTTATAAAGATTTGCCATGTTACTATCAGTAGCAAATCCTTCTTTATATGTGTGGGATAAATTCTTGACTGCCAATTGAATTATGGCTCTAGCCAAACTTACGTCAGTAACTTGAATATAAACTTTCATGTTTTGGTTCTTATCGATGTCTCCCGTGAGCTAGGACTTGAATTTGAGGATGAGGGTTCTGAGAGTCAAAGGCTTTGTTTGCTGCCTCGGCTTCATATTCGGAGTTGCTATTACAAATGACAACCTTCAAATTGGCATCAATATTATTCGCCACTGCTCTAACACATCCATATCTGTTAATAAAAACAACAACTGTTGGATTTATGGGAACGAATGCGCTTGCGCTCATGATGGTATCTCATCGTTGCTAAATGTCCCGACAGTAGGACGTTTGCCATCTTCCAGTTTCAAATAGAAAATTGCATCGCCCTCATGCTGATTAAGATAAACCTTTTGGGCACGTTTTACCATACCCTCATAAGTTTTAAAAGGGCCAATCAAAGGCTCTGGTTCAACACAACGAAAAACCGGAATAATATAGTATTTAGTATTCATATATCAGTAAACACCACATTTGACGCATCGTTCCGTTAATGTGCTGTAAATATGCTCGCCTTTCCTGACCCGAATCTTGGGAGTACTCTTGGTCATCTTACCCATTGCCGGGATATTGAATTCAAGAAGCTCCACTAAACCATTAGAAATCTTGCTGCGGGAAAATCGCTTGAATCGGTTCTTGTCATGGACATCCAAGCCAATAACATAGTCTCGATCCATTGAAATTACCCGGACAACTTTGCCGTAAGTAATCCGAGCAAACGATGGATTCTTATACGATCTATCTTTTGAAGGATAACAGAAAAAAACCAATGGATTGTTTTCCACGGGAGGGCGAAGAAGCGAATTGATTTTGGAGACCGTTTCTCCAACGGCACTCCCACCATATACCCGAAGTCCAGCCAAAGCCTCTTCCAGCAATTGTTTTTCAATAGCAATTTTCATAACGTTGCAATCTTATTATACCCTTTTCTCGAAGTTGTCAACAACTTTCTTGCTTTCGTTCATATTTATTTGAGTATGGAAAAAATAAGCGGTATTTACAAAATAATAAACCAGACTAATGACAAATATTATGTGGGAAGTTCGACTAATATTTCTCATCGGTGGCATGAACATAAAAGAATTTTACGAAGGAATTGTCATGATAATCCTCACTTACAAAATGCTTGGAACAGATATGAAGAACCTAATTTTATATTTTCAGTAATAGAAGGAGTTAGTATTTCTAACCTCCTCAATGTAGAACAAAAGTATTTAGACATAGCAAAAAGTGAATCTGACAAATGCTATAACATAAGTTTTGTATCAGATAATCCAATGTTTGGGCGTCATCATTCGGTAGGAACAAAATTAAAAATGCAAGAGTTAAAAATTGGAAAACGACATACACAGGAACATAATCAGAAAATTGCTAAGTCATTGTTGGGTAATACTCGCAATTATGAAAAAATTCATTCTATTGAACAAAATATGAGAAGCTTGCCCTTGAACTGGATATCAACCAGCTTGAAAGTATTTAATCGGGTTCGATTGCTTGGAGCATCCCAGGTTGCGCCCACAATCAAGAGAGCAGGGTTGGCAGCTTGCCCAACGCAAGTCCATTCAATCGGGGGAGTTGAAGAATCGTTTTTGTCTGTGAATACATGACCAAGTATGTACTTTTCGCTAATGTTTAACATAAGAATAGATTATTCTTGGGTAATGGTGAGTGTTCCGTGGAAAGGTCGAAAATACTTTGCTTCCCACTCATCATGGTAATAATCAAATGGATGATAGACAGGGTTTCCTTCAACCATAAATCCCCCGAAAGTATTTCTGTCTTTTCCTGGCTCAGTAATCAATACTAAAATGATATCAGAATTTCGAGCATACAAAGCGAGGTATGGATAGTCGGGAACCGAAAACAATGGAGGAATAGATTGATATGCAATTTTCATAGTTTATTGTTGATTATACTCTTGTTTCAGGAATTGTCAAGCAGGAAAATGTTTGTCAGCATACTCACTTACTTTGGAACAAAAGTCCTTATAGATAGTATTATCTCTGTCACCGCTTTTCTCCATATCCTCAATCTTTTTTCTCAGTGAAGGACTTAGTTTTTTTAGCACTTCCGCACGGGCCTGAACATAGGGATTAGTAGATTTGCTTGCCATCACCGAATCCAGGCGTTCGCTTTCGTCAACAGCCTCAGCAACCACTTTTACTTCTGGCTTTTTTGCCTTTTCTTCCAGAGCCAGCAATCGTTCTCCCTCAGCCACTAATTCAGCAATGGTCTCTTCATGATCCGGAATTGGCAGCTTGTTATATCCTTGTTGCAGAATATATTTCTGATAGTTATTTGGGATGCCTTTGATTTTTCCATTATCCTTCCTGGCCATAAAATTCCCTCCGATTCTGAGGACGACGATAACTGCTACCACGACCTTTCAATGGCCGTTCAACCCGTGTTGGCAGGGGCATCGGCTTCCTGATTGACTTGTAGACGGCTATCTGTGCTTTCATGAAATAAGTATGCCACAAATTGCCGAGAATGTCAAGGAGAAGATTAGTTCAATTCCTTTTTAGTTTTTGTTACCTTTGTTTTCACCGAGCCAATTTGCCGATTGAGTCCGCCCATGCGGTATTCCCACGTCCCTTTTTTGATTCCAATCAAGTTGAAAATGCCATTACCTACCGAGGTTTTTCTGGCAAATTCAAAGTGATCTCCGATTTTTAGTTGTCCAAATGTCATACCTATTATTCTACACATGGACGGCGGAATGTCAACCGAAAAAAAGCAAAAAATTTTCCTTTTTCCCTTGACTTTTTATCGAGGATCGGTAAAATAAGGGTATATGAATGACAAAGAAACTTTGGAACGCATCCTCAAGCTGATTGGTAGGGATGATGAACTGCTTGAAACGGTTGCCACTTGCATCGAGATTACTCCTGAAGAGTTAGGCGATTTCATTGATTTCGTGGAAATTCCCGAATTGACCCGGAGCAACAAACAAGATGTCAAGGTGAACGCATGAAAACTAAACGCCAGATTGCAAAGGCCAAGTACCTCAAAAGCCCATACCATTGTCCCCGGTGCAACTCGGGTGACATTGAGGCACAACCACAAGCGGGAGAATTTAATGAGGGGTATAAAGGAAAGAAACCTACAGCTTCGATGCCCGTTATTTGTCCGGATTGTGGATACCGCTGGATAGAGATTTACAGCCTGACAAACATAAAGGTCGAGCGCAAAGGCTAAAGTGCTTCACTAGTCTCGCCTTTTGCAGTTTGTCACCGAAATATCTCAAACAATTTTAGAACTATATTTATTGGTATGAAGATAAGATTTGTTAAAAATGTGTTAGTAGAAGTATATAAATCCCGATTGGATGAAGTGTGGGATAAACAGTACAGAAGATGGGATGAGATAGAAGTTGATTCTATCTCGGAAGGAAAATTTGCCGATGTCCGTACAACAGAAGGGGATGCCATTTATGGCATCCCCGAGATTCATTTGAAATGATTCGGCCTAGCGGCTAAGACGGAAAGCCTCGATGGGAAGATCGATGATGTTCCGGAGAAACTTGCCCTCATTGGCATTGAGCCATTTCAGGATTTGTTCACGATCCATTGGAGTATTAGACCATAAACCAAGAACCGTTTTGTTCCCGCCAAGGATATACTTGAGAGCATCGGGATTGAAGGTAGAATCTTCCCACCGTAATTGAAGAATCACAATATCCTCGCTACTGTGGTTAGGAAAAGTGAAAATATCTCCCACTTTGAAGTTGGTGATTTTTGGCCGCTCCGGTAGTTTCGGGGGAGTAGGCGGAGCAACTTCGGTAAGCAATCCCAAGAGAGGAAATAGTTTAAAGACTTCTGGTTCTATTGACATTTGGTAATGCCGGCCATCATGTGTGAAATAAATATTTGCCATAGTGCTTTTATTTTACAGGTTTTTGGAGATTTGTCAAGGGAAAAATTTCATCAATTCTTTGGCTGCCGCTCGATCATAAGCAGGATAGTTTTTGTAGTTAAGAAATCCTAATGCTTTTCCTAACCAATTAAGATTAAGACCATTATCAATAGCAATAATGGCATTATCATAAGTTATTTCAGCTTTACCAATGGAAAATGTTCTGATAAAGTTTTCGACTTGTCCCGAACAAGCTCCTTTATTTTTTAACCATTGCGCCGTAATAATCATCTTAAAATCCGTTAATATAGGCATCTCTTAATTCACCGAGCGTAAACCATAAGGGCGTCAAGTGGAGAGGGGCACCTGGTTTCTCGAAAGCATAAGAGAAATGTTTTCGGAAAACAATATTCCATCCCATACTTTCCAAATAGGTAATGCACTCTTCCACGGTTGGCAGTTTTGTTTTTTCCTTATTCATCCTCGGCGTCATTTCCATCTTTGGTTAATTGGAAGAATTCCGGATCGGAAGCCTGTTCCAAAAGGGCATCGGCAGCTTGCTTGCCGTCAAGCGTTTCTTCGGAAACACATTCAACATGCCCGCTCCAATCGCCCTCAGTAATGTTGTAGTCAATATCTCCAAGGGTACATTCTCCAATTGGCTCTTCCGAGAGGATTGTCACCTGGACTATGGTTTTATGGAATTTTCTGTCAGTCATAACCTCTATCCTTTGATTGTATCTTCCGCCGCTTTGTTCAAATCGGCTTCGATGGTATTTCGCCTGATTTTAAACCTTCTGCCGTACCAAATTTCGGCCAAACAGATTTTGCGTTTTGAGTTTTGGGCAAACCAATTCTTGATTTGTCTTACGGCGGTTTTGGCCTCCTGCCTGATTTGCTCAGGTGGCAACCTTCTATATATATAGCAATCATAATACCACTATTATACCGATTTTGTGGTTTCTGTCAAGGGCAAAGGTTCAAAATCTTCTTCCCAAAGACGATAAACGTCATTTAGTTTTTGCTCGGCCAAGACATTCGGCATATCGTCAAAGTAAAAATACCGAATCCCGTCCTCATCTCCAATGATGGTAAGAATTCTACCGGATTGTTTACTTCTCCACTTAGTATTCATCGGAATTGATTATATCTTTTCTGCTTCTTTCGTCTCGGATAAGTTCACGATAAGATTCCTGGTCTCCCACCGTTTCTTCCATTTCTTCCCGTGATATGGGAATTTCTCCGAATTCGGCTATCGCAGCTTCCCGCTCTTCTTTTTTCAGTCTCCGTTTTTCAGTTTTTGTCATGGCGCTTTGGAAGTCATAGGTTTAATTATCGCATGATTGCGATAAGGTATGCCCGCTTTAATCCACCCTTCACAAGTAAGATAATTGCCAGCTACTTGCAGCATTTTGTTGATCTGATTAGTGACTTCCGGATCATAAATATCTTGCGGTCGGCATTCAATATGAACTACTGAATGAATGGCACATTTTTCCGGGTCTATCGAAACAACTTCGACGTTTCCAACTCGCAATAGCGGATTCAAAAACGTTTTTCGATCAACTTCTTTTTTCAGGCGTTTTTGAACCCGCTCATGAAGAGCTTTCCAAAATTCTTCGTTGCCATTTGTCATATAATTAGGGATATTCGGTTATTTCGTAATCCACTTTGTACTTTAATTTGCGAAGATCGATTTGTTCCCAAAGTTCATAGGGATTGATTTCCTGCCCCTCAAAGAAGTGTGTCGTTTCCGAGGGCATAAGATGAGAACCACAAGTTTCACAAGGCTCTTGCCATTCTTGCGGCGCTTCACAATCACGCAAAAATTTGATCTTCACATTTCTATTTTACCGATTTTTATGAAAATGTCAACAGGAAAAATTGAACCTCGGAGGTTACGATTCCTCCTCCGAGGCGGTCTAACTGGCATTGCTGTCGTAGCAAAAATTACAACAGTTTCCCCCGCCGCTCCGGAGGAATGAAAAACCGACTAAGAGTAGCATAAACGCTCCTGGCTTCTCGAAGTCCAAAGCTCATGCGAACGTTAGGAGTCGAAAGAGAAAAACATCCTTTTCCCTTTTTACGACTTGACGTGGAGACATATACCGTTATTGCTTTGGTTTTGTTAACTACTGTTTTCATAACTATTACTTTCTCTTCTGCTTGAACTCTCGTGAATTGATTGATCCATCGGGAGTCAGCAATCCCTGGTCAAGGGCCATTTGGGTTGCGGTGACGTAGGAGTACATTCGGCGTTCTCCTCTGAGATTCGGCGGGCCTTGAATAGAAATACCTTTTATCACCACAGACACGTTGGCACCCTTGGTCTCGGAAGCCCTTCGTACAAGGTTGAACGCCGTGCGGAATGCATACGGAAAAGTGTCGCAGGGGATTGGCCCCGTGCCCGTATTTAGAATCCAATTCGCATTCATACACGATCATTCTACATGGTTTTTGAAAATTGTCAAGGGCGAAATTTCCTGTAGTCGGAAGGATGAACTGAGCCTTCCACTTCCGGATTTGCATTCCAAGCCGCCTTGGGAGTTTTATATCCCAACCGATGATGAAGATCGTACAGTTCCGAGTACATTTTGAACTCGGCAAAATGGGCATAATTCTCTTGTAGATGTCCACGCCATCCCTTTAATCCCGATTGGGCTGTAACAGTTTTCACGGTCTTATTATACTGATTTCATCGAAAATGTCAACTTCGTTTTCTAACTTTTTTCACCGAATAATCATATTCCTCTACGGTGGCTGATGTCTCGCCTGAAAGCGTACCATTATTCACCGCATCCCGTACCACCTGGTACAGATTATGCTCCAAATCCCTTGGATCGGTTCCTTGAGGATCAAATTCCACGTCAAGAGTTAGTCTGTATTTTAATGTTTTCATCGCATGGAAGTAAGTTTGTTAATACCAGTACGTGCCGCCCCGTCAAGTCCCTTGCCTTGCGTCCGGAGCAGTCCACCATTTACAAGGACCGCAATTCGCTGTGCCGTTTCAACTCCCCCGGGTACAGGAGTAATGAATTCATATCCCTTGCCATTACCGAAAACCCACTTGCGATATTTTGGTGAGAAGCCAAAGGTGATTGTCGCAAACGTGTATGTCTTTTTCATATTTAGATAGGTGGTTGTAGTTATTTTATGCCGACAGTTTTAGCGGCCATGAAATACGCTCTCGCCAGTACTGAAGTGCCCGGCGTGCTTTTGCCTCGCTGGGATGAATTTCCCAGATTGCCCATTCGCCAAGAAACTTGATGATAATAGTTTTCTTCACGGTCTCTATTCTATTGATTTCATCGCAGATGTCAAGAACGATTTAATTCATCCGCTCGCCTTTGGGCCGATTCCCGGTATTTGTACCATCCTTGCCATTTGACGGTAACTTGTTTCGGAGGATTAAAGGGCACCCATCCGACACCTTCAACGTCATCCCCCTCTATAGTGATTTCCCGTGGGGGATTGAGCGCCAGGGTGTATCCATAATGTCGGGGAGCGTCGCCCAATTGTTTCTTGGCTCTTCGGCATGTAATGACTGTATAAGTTGTCATGCTCTCATTTTACCTATTTAATCACTGGTGTTAAGAACGATTTGGGCGCATTATCTTACGAAAAGAATATGATTCGTCGTAAGTAATAAGTTTTTTGCTCCCATCTTCCTTGGGTTCAACACAACAAATCGTTCCCCACCGGCGATCTTCAAGCATAGATTCTTGTTGCTGTCGCTTTGACCATTTAAGTTCACACCAGTAACGATAAGCGGCGTTAAAATTAGTTGTCACCATTTGGACATTAGCCCCAAGAGAAACGAAAAACGTATTGGGCTTGCCGCCATCGCCAACCATTTCAGTTGCCAGTTTATTCAGTGCTTTTACTTTCATACGCTCTCACTTTACCGATTTATTAAGTTTTGTCAAGTGGTTTCACTTGCCAGGGTGAAAAAACATTGTCGGGGTAATAATCTTCTACCCACCGATGATCATCCATCCAACGGAATAGTCCCACTAAACCATAAAAAAATTGGGGATAAAGCATTAAACGTGCCATCCTGGATAAAATCACCGAACGCACCTGACTTTTTATCGTGGCACTGAATCGCCATAAAATGCTTTCTCATGGTTTTATTCTACCGATTCACCGAGCAAAAGCAAGAAAAAAGTTGAAAAAAGTTTTATCACCGAGTACCACCGAATATCACCGAACCTATTTTTAGGGATAAAAATGAGTATCTTTAGAACTAAACTTCTCTGTCATCAGGATATGGTTTCGGTAATTCCTCAAAAGATTTTTGAAAAAAGTTGTTGACTCCTTTCCTGATATCAGTATAATGGGGCAGAATGAAAAAAGTAAAAATGCGATTAGTAGGGCAGGATGGTAACGCTTTCAGCATTGGCAAAGGTGCCTATTTTCCTGGATGCGATAATCTCCGCACACTTCTTCAAGGGATCAAAGCAAGTATTTGTGCGTCCTACTGGGCCTAGCTATCGTTTCCTCAATGGAACATGGAGGAATATGTATGGCAATGCCTACGCTGCCATTGAAACGGTGATGGGAAGGAATTATGAGGGGTCAATCCATTTTCGCTTACTCAAAAGCAAACCGATTTCCTTTTGACAACTTCCTTCAAATCGGTATAATGGTGACAATATGAAACATGTTTTCGTTTATCTCAGCGGTGCCGCCACTGCTTCGGGCTTGACATCCGGCCCTAATTCGGTATAATTGCTATCATTATGGGCAAACAGAAATATCCAAATACCAGAGCGGCAAGCACGGGATCGCCATCATCAAAGCCTCACGATCCAACAACGGAAATGGCCTATGAACAATGGCTTGAAAAACAACGACGGGAAAAACTAAACCATCGGTGTATTATTTGCGGGGGTCATGTACCAGATTCATTCTCAGGAGAAGATCGTAAATGCTCCGATTGTGGGTACAATTATTTTCAAAGAAAAGTTCTCTCTTGACAATTCATCGAAAATCGGTAAAATAAGGGTATGATTATTAGAAAAGATAGAAACGGCAATCTCGAAATGACTGCCGATGTTAATGAGCAGGAGGATATTCAACATAGATTGAGTCATCCGGAAGGATTAACAATGATTAGCCTGGAAGCAAGTTTCATTTCTGATTTTCTCAGCGATGATCCAATGGGCGATGGAATTTCTTATGAACAAGTGCCTCCGGCAGAAGTAGGCGCATTGACGGGCGCTCCTTTGATTTCCGATGGAAACAATATTTATGGATATATGGAATATCAAGTGAATAATTTCCTGGAGAATTTAGCTACTGGTCGAACGGTTATTTGGAAAAAGGGTTGACAATCCTCTCAGGATCGGTATAATAATAACAATATGGGCTTAACCATTCACTACTCATTAAAGGCCGGAGGCAGCGATGCCCAGGCCAGAAAACTTGTCCAAACACTGCATCAAAGCGCCCATGACTTGCCTTTCAAGCAATTAGGTCAAGTCGTGGAACTCTCCGGCGACCAGTGCGATTTCAACAAGGTAGATCGGGAAACCCCTCTACATTGGCTTTTGATTCAAGCCCAGGGCGATGTAAAGCTCAGTCTTAATTGCTCTGCCAGTGTATCGCCATCCCATATTATCGCTTTCACCGCCTGGCCGGGCGAGGGTTGCGAGGAGTCCAACTTTGGTTTGTGCAAATACCCTGTTGTCATCAAGACATCTGAGGGGCCACGGAAAACAAAGCTCTCTGGCTGGTGCTGGCATTCATTCTGCAAAACCCAATATGCCAGCAACTCGGATTGTGGCGGTATCCCCAATTTCTTACAATGCCATTTGACGGTTATCGCCTTACTCGATAAAGCCAAGGAATTAGGCTGTTTGGAAGAAGTACATGATGAGGGCCATTTTTGGGAAAAGCGCAATATCAAAGCCCTGGTAAAAGAAATTGGCTCTTGGAATGAAATGATTGCCGCATTCGGCGGAGCGTTAAAAGACCTCACCGGAGACGGGCCATTTGAAGTCGAATCGGCCATTGCCCGATATCCAGATTTTGAACGGCTGGAGGCCGCTGGTCAAAATAAAATACCACCTGGATTTAAGAAGATCGCCAAGCTCATCGGGCGATTGGGGCAGAAAATTGTTCAAGAAAAGAATTGACAATTTTCTCAAAATTGGTATAATGATATCAATATGAAAATAATTTGTCATTACTGCGGAACTGAATATGAAAGCGAATCACAATCCTGTCCGCTTTGTCATCATAAGCCGATGGATAAATCCGGAGCGAGCAATGGATTGAAGCCTCGACCAATCAAGGCCCAGAAAAGCGGTTTTCCCTTTTCCTCAAAACTTTCCCCCCGCCCGCCTCTCATGGGCCTTATTATAAAATAGGTGTTGACATCTTCGGCCAAATCGGTATAATGATATCAATATGAAACAATCAGCCTCAATGCCGACTACTCCTATGTCTCGGATGATTTATATCCGTGACGGTGTGACTTACTCAACGGTAGTCCCGACGCAATCCTCAGTGAGCGAGCTACAGCGGTATATGCTCTTTAAGCGTAAAATCGGCCTCAGAACGGAAGCAATCCTGTCGGTATCGCCTATCCAACCAGCGGCGGATTTTCAGCGGCCCTCGCCAGCGGCAAAACAATTTGCTCGGTACGTAAGTGTCGAGTAATCGGCTGGCCCACTAGTCGTCAAGCCCTGATAGCGGGACGTGGCGTTAGGTAGCTTACGAAAAAGCTGCCAACCAATTTATGAAAAATGTTATTCTTAATCTCACTCCGGCAGAAGCCAAAGTCCTTCGTTCTATCCTGTGGAACATTGGCGGACCTCCCGCTGGCACTCGTGGCCACGCTGATAGAATACAGGACAAGTTAAAGAGACAAGTGAATAAGTTCGAGGAGGCAACAGTGAATTTGATCACTAATCCCGCCCAGGATGCAATATATTTCCTGTATTAACCAACGATGAAAGTCACAATCAATCTTGTTAAAGTCCAAGGGAGAGAACAATCATTCTGGGTTATCCAGAGAGGAGATTACTTTTGGAGTGAAGAAGGTTATTGGACAACCGTTCTTGAAAAAGCTGCTTTTCATCTGACATACACAGAGGCAAATGGAGAAGCTTTTCGCCTTGGATTTTTCAATCCTTACCAACTTCCAGAATTGATTTTCGGCGGTAAAGAAGTACTCTTTTTCTCAATCTAATCTTGGTTTCTCCTGTTAGAATTTTTTTGTTTTCACCGAACCTAAATATAGCCCTAAACTTGAATATTTTTAGCACTAAACTTATTCCTGCCAACGGCGATGAAAGAAGTTAAAAATAATCGTTGACTATTTTCTCAGAATCGGTATAATGAAGTTGTGATATGAGAAAAATCAAGTACAGCGACAAAGCCAAATGCCCTAAATGCGGCGGCATGTTATCTTATGACGCAACCATAACCGAGAAACTCCCTTTGGGATTTGGCTTTGCTCCCGGTAGCAGCAAGTTTCAAGTGGATATACTGGTTAGCAAAGGCTGGCGGGGTGAATGTATGGAATGCGGCGAAAAAGTGTTTGCAGTCGAGTCTCAGCGGCATGTTACCCGTCACCCCCGAAATATCAATCGCAAAATCAGCCCCATACTTCAAGAGGCAACAGCATGAGTACAAAAAGTCCCTGGTCAAACCATGAACGCAACCATCGCAAAGCTGATTAAGGATTACAAGCGGGAATATCTGCGGGTGAATGGTCGTACTCCTGATATAACCGTCAAAGGTGGCTGGATTACCTTGAACGGGTGCGAACATTATCGCAAAACCGAGATTGATCAGGCATTGATAGTGCTTCAGGGTCGAAAAGATTTTTGGAAAAAGTGAAAATTTCTCTTGACTTCTCTATCTAAATCGGTAGAATGAAGTCACGATATGAATAAGTTTAAGATTCAAGTTGTGGCTGGAGCCTACCAGATTCAAGTACGGAAGTACGCTGCCGGAGAGAATCACCATTCGACTGACAAGTTTGAACTAGTGGAAGTTGTTACTTGCCGGGTATGGGCAGAACAGATTGGCAATTTCAATCCTCTCTTTTGCCGCTATAAAGGCAAGCGGATTATGGTTCATTCGGACGCTGGCGACTTGTCCGATCCTTTCCAGCGAACTGAGGATTATGCCAAGACTTTTTTCATTGAAATTGCATAAAGCATAACGCTCTTTGAGAAACGATTTCACGTGTCTCCGGTGTAGCTAAAATACGCAAGGGCATTCGGCGCTGAAAAGAGCCTTGTTAGCCTTTGTGGTGTATGGCATCCGGAGCGTGATTAGCAAGGTTGCCTTAGTACTGGGCAATGGTGATTGTTACATGACCCCTTCCAGAGCTTGTGACGTGTGACTAGGCTTGTCCTGAAAAAGACCAGGGGCCGAAACTAAAATAAAAGGTGCTTGACTTAGCATTGGATTCCCGGGCTGTGAAATTGGCCCGGGAGTTTTTTTATTTTCACCGAACTGTATTTAGGACTATAAAAGTAAATATTTTTAGGACTAAATTTATTGGCACTTATTATCATAGCAATCTTCGTGCCAAGTAAAGAAAAAAACTGCACTTGGCACGAAAAATGTTTTTTACTTTTATATTGCAATCCGCTGTGATATCGGTAGAATAGAGTTGAAAATAAGAGGGCATAGTTGCCCTTAGCGAAAGCGACAAAACATGAAAAATATAAGCACGATTCTAATGGTCAGTCAATTGGAAATGCTTGGCTTTCTCAAAACAAACGGTACGGCGTGCCGCTTTGTCTCCCTGGTAGCCGACACTCTGGTTGACAAGATCCGGAAGGGCAATCCCTTTCCTGGTCTCCGCAAGGTCTCGAAAATATCAGGACTCCTTAACGCCAATTACAACACCAGCGTCCGGCGGCGGATTGCCGAAACTCTCGGAGTTGAATTGAAGGATGTCGAGTACGAGTCCGGGACTACCTGGTATCAGCATCTTACCACTACCGAGGGGAAGCCCCTGCCGGTTGTGGTCAACAAGCGCACTCCGGATAATGGCAAACACTATCTGCAATTCTTCCCGCACAAGTCCAGGTACGAGTACGTCACCCCCGGCGGCGAAGTTATCCCGGAAGAGCAAGTCCAGCCTTGGCTCTATGCCAAGCCCGAGCGCCCGGATTACAAGCCCGTTGTGGTCACAATCGGGCTTGAAAACGTCAAACAACTCAAAGCCTCCGGCATCATCATCGAATTTCCGGGCTTCGATGAAGCCGAGCAACTTTTAGCCGAACAGTAGGATCGGCGTGTCGCCCGCATAAGCACCGGGGAGCGTATCTTAAATGTGGTACGCTCCCCGGCATAGCATACATAAGCACAATATGAATTTAACCTACTCCAAACTCATTTGGGGATTTGAAAAATGGTTCAAGGCCAATCTCGAAGAGCTAAAAACCCTATTTACTGCTGAGATAGCAGAACTATTCGAGAGCCTAGAGGATTTCGCTGTCGAATTGTTTGCCGAGATTCATTTTTCCACTTGACAAACCCTTACAAAACCCATAAAATGGCACTATGAAAAAAGTAGTCCAAAACAAGAGCACAACGGAAGTCGAAGTATCTGCTGTCACTCTGGAAAAGTATTATGGTATCCAATCGGGCCGGGGCACTGATGACAAAGGATTCATTACCCGAGAAAAATTTGGAAACGGTAATTTCCAGGCTCTTGCGGCATATAAGCTAACGGACGGTAATGGATGGGATGGTTTTTTGTCAAGTGATTTGAAAGGTCTCATCCAATCTCTCTTGGATAACGGCAACTTTCTCGTTTTCGAGTTTAACAATTCCCAAGAACTGTTCACCTGGCTGGGTCAGCCTTGATTGATTTCGGCAGAGTAAATACGCCAAGCACGGCGTTCAAAGGTTACTCGATTCCCGGGACAAGTGCTCCGGGAATTTTGTTTTTCACCGAATCTAATAATAGCCCTAAATTCACCGAATCCATTTTTAGGGATAAAAATAAGTATCTTTAGGACTAAATTCATTCTAACTCGGGATTTTAACTTTAACGTTAAAGTTATTACAAAACAAGTTTTATGCCAATCGCCTGAAAAATCATACTTGGCATGAAAATTGTTTCTTGGAATAATTCATTTCGTTATTGACTTTTCAAGCCAAATGGATAAACTTGTAAGTGACGGTAACAGTATAGAACAAAAACAGAATCAAATCATGAGTGCAAACATATCAGTAGTAAATGGCAAGACTGAAATGTTCAGCGGCCTAGGTCAAGTCCCGTGGCACGGGTTAGGTCAAATAGTCTCCGGATTACTTACGGCAAAAGAGGCAATCGAAGCGGCCCATTTGGGATGGACTGTTAAAACGGTGCCTGTTTTTGTCAATGGCAAGCAACTCCGCTTTCCCACCGGCGAGGACTCAACGGATTGCTGGCAGGGAATTATCCGAGAGGATACCGGCGATGCTCTTAGCGTTATGAAAGGGCGTTATAGCCCCATTCAAAACGTGGAATGCTTTGACTTCCTCGATACTCTGGCCGGCGAGGGCAATCTGAAATATGAAACCGCTGGCGCTCTTAAAGGCGGGCGGATTGTATGGATGATGGCCCGTTACAACGGCGACATCGATATCAACGGAGACAATCACCAACAATGGTTGCTTCTCTGTACTTCCCATGACGGCTCTTACAGTCTCATGGTTCAATGGGTAACGGTGCGGGTCGTATGTGCCAATACCCTCTCAGTCGCCCTCAAAGACGCCAAAAACCAGGTCAAAATCCGGCATACTACCACATGGGAAAGCAAGGCAGAAGAGGCTCGCCGGGTACTCTGTTTGACTCGGAATTACTTCTCCACTGTGAAAGAAACTCTTGTTGGAATGAACAAGCAACTTGTCACCCCGGGAGTGGAGATTGAATTCGCAAAGTTCCTTTTCCCGGCCAAAGACGAGAAGGAAGTGCCAACCCGGACACAAAATTCCCGTCTTAGTATCCAGGCGCTTTTCAATCGCCCGGCCACCGGCACTTTTGGCCAATCCCGATGGGATTTGCTGAATGCTGTAACCGATTATGCCGATCACGAGCGGAAACTTCGGGGCGATAATTCTTCCCGGCTTGAAAGTTCCTTGCTCGGCTCCGGGGCGGTCCTGAAACAGTCGGCCTACGACTACCTGACTAACGACAAGTTCATGGCAGACCTTGCCCTTGCCGTTAACTAACGGTCTATTTTTCAACAAACCCGGCCTCACAAGGGCCGGGTCTTTTTATGTACGGATTTACTCCCTATTTGGCACAGATATTGCTGGCAACACTTTGACACGAGAAATGCTGTGCTTTCACCGAATGCATTTTTAGCCCTAAAGTTATACGACATTTTTAGGGCTAAACTTATTCGTCGTTTGTCGGCCCGGCCAGGATTATCGGCGGTGCCATTACAAAACAAAGTCTATGCCAAATAAGGATTTATTTCTACTTGGCATAAAACTTGTTTTTTAGAAAAAAATAGACATTTTTAGTCGACTCTGGCACAGTAGGGGTGACGGTAGAAAATTAAACTATCAAAAGACAATGAATAGCATTGAAACGAAAACAGTCCGCAAGCTCGCCCGTGAGTTACAGGGCGAAGCTCGCAAGCTACAGGGCGAAGCACGGTCCACGACAACGGACAAAAACGGAATTTACACTGCGGCAGGCAATGTCAGTCCTATGTTTATGGATCACGCTGTAGATATGGCAACCGGCAAAAATGGAATTGCTTTCCTAATTGCAGAAGTCCTACAGGAGCGGGAAGCGGTTTTTCCTGCCAACGTTGCCAATACTCAATTCCGGCAGACTGCGATTGCGGCGGCGCTCTACACCCGGGAAATTGAAGAAGCGGTCGACGCCAAAATGAGAG